TAAATTGCCATTCAATTCAGTGATAGCAGACTGCGTGTTTGTAGCTGTTAAATTAGTATCTGTATTGTCAAAATTGACATTTTTTGCATCGACAACATCAGGATTTGCATCAAGAATAGCCCTCATATTATTGTCTGTTCTTTCCTCATCACTTAACGCATCATATTCTGCTTGAGTCATTGATATTAATGCCGAAGAGTTTTCTAATCCTTCCATTACTGCCTTTGCAGAAGCTGCCATTGAATTGTCTGTTGCTTTCTTCATGTCAACATAAGTTTTCGCAATACCGTTAATTTCTCCGAGCTTTGATTGAGCTGTCTTTCCATCATCAAATTCAACAGTTTGAGAACTTGTCCAACGTGATAAAAGCTGATATCCAGAACTTGTTAATATGTAATTTTTAACTTTTTTAAATCCAGTTAAAATACTCATTATAATAATTCCTTTCTTAATATTCTTGTTGCCAAATAGTTTTACCGATCATTTCAGTTTCAAATGGTTCTTCTTGGCTATATAAATACGGATCATAAAATTCAGATCCGATTTCATTTAATTTAAAAATTTTTTGTTCCCATAAATTTAATAGAGAAGATGTTACACTATCTATCTGATTATTTTGTGATAGAAGAGTAACAGCTTCTTTATATTGTTTTGTTTTTATTAAATTAGAATGTTGATTGTATATTTTTTCATCATCCAAGGATATATCATTTCTGAGATGTGGTTTAAAATCATTTAAACTAGACAATATCACACCTCCTATTCATATTCCTTTAGCCATTCACTATTGACATTCATACGTTCTACATCTGGATCAGGCTCTGTTGAATTGATATCTGTAAAAATAATCTTTTGATTATAAAAAATTTCTTTTGCCAATTCCCAAATACCAAGTTCAATTTTATTGAATGATCCGCAGTCAATAGAATATGGTTTTAAATCAGATTCGTATTGTTTAATATAATTATAGGCTTCATCATTCTTACCAGAATCACGAAGTCTATAAAATTCATCTATAATTGGAATAATAATACTATCAACATCCTTATAGTTTGATAGTTCGAAAGTCATTAAATTAAAATTTCCTTTCTAGTTTTATAGTAAAAAAAAATAAATATATTATAATGGCAAGTTAACAAATATTGGTACAAAAATAGCAAATGTTACAATTAATGCAAATGCTAAAGAAAAAATAGATATTATTAATGCTTTAAATACATATAATACTAAAATTCCATCAGGTATATGTATAGTTAATTTTAAACCTGATAGTGATAAGAATTATTATAGCGGAGTCATTACCCAAAAAATAAATGATACTTACGGACTCGGAATAGTTTTTTCATATTATAATAATTCAACTGTATGGATTCGCTTGCAAGATAGAGTATGGAAGGATACTTAAAATGGTAAATAAATCAAATCCATTGCGTCCATGTGTTATGAAAATATACGCAATGTGTTGATTTGCCATAGGCATCAATATAGTGTAAATATAGCATTTCGGCTGTTTCCGTATAATATATAGATCTCCGAATTACAATCAGTATGCCAGCAGAATCAAATCCGGATGGTATATCTGTTGCTTCGGATCCAATTGTATATATTCCAGTTTTTAATTTTGGATTTTTGATCGATCCATTCAAAGTAGATCTATTAAATAGGGTATCATCCTCGTGTAACTTGCCATTATATAAACAACTATATATTAAAATATATCAAACAAAGTACAATGGATAAAATCTTTGTAATGTAAGAATAGAAGTTCCGCTGCTCAAATCATTCGAAATATTTTTTATAATATATTGCCTAATATCATTACTATTTATTTTTTTATATTCAACTTTTATGTTAATATCTAACCATGGCAACATCTTCGTACTAATTTCAATTGTTTCATTCATAGATGAAGCTTGCTGATTAAAATATACTGCATTTTGTGCTGCTACAGATTCAGATATGATGTTATCAAATTCATCACCAGTCTTTACGTCAAGTACTTCTCCAATTTTTTGAATAGTATATGGACTTTCAGATTCAACCCTAAATGTAATATTTTTACAATTATATTTGTCTGCAAAATACTTTTTAGTGTACTTCTTGTCATTTTCGTCCGCAGTTAACACACATAAAGCATGAGGCTGGTACTGACCAAGATAATACGAAATCCATGTTTCGTCTTTCTTTCTTAGCATAATAGTATTAACTTCATTAGGGATAAAAGTGCCTGAAGCGATAGAAGTGGTAGAATATTCATTGTAGACTGGGAAAGCCGGTAATGAGTTGATTTTTATTTGTGTATTATCAGTATTTGTTACTTTTGGTTTGAATGCTATGATTTGATACTCAGTATATTCATCATACTTATCTAATGTGAGAGTAAATACACCATTAGACTCTTCACATTTATCATCTGCATCCCGATCTATCTCATATGATTTGCCAAAAACTTCTGTAACATTTTTGATAGAAGAGAGCGAATATGTAGTACTTTCTGAATTATCAGATATTAAAACTTTTTGTAAAAAATCATTATCCAAAACAACTGGATCATTTACACAAGACGGAACCATATTACAGCAGAAATTATTATAAACATCAAAATATGCTTGAATATTTGGATATAGATCAGTAACTCCTGCCACAATAGTAGCTTGTGTATCTCCTGCGGAAAATTCAAGATCATATGGCATTTTATTCCAATCTGGATTTTCCTTACGATATTTTTCATATCCAGTAGGATTAGTAGATTGCTGACCATAAAATTCACCAATATCCTCAATTAAAATTTTATCAGTAATCTCTTCAGCTGTGATAAAATTTCTTAAAGCTTTTTGAATAGTAGTAGCTTTTCCATCAGCATCATTTTGCTGAATTACAATGGTAGGAGCACCACCAACTTGTCCATTGCGTGTTCCATCCATCTTAGCAAACCAATCCATTAATGTCGTAGACAACAAATTATTTGTTGCATCATATGTTGTGCTACTATCTGTAAGTACATACGTACCGCAAGGATACCAAATATAATTACCTTTAAAATAATTAAACACACCAATATCAAATACGAAATTTAGACGCATGTATAAATTCATCCATTCTTCAACATTTTTAATGTTTTGAATAGTACTCTGTATGTTACGTCTAATTTGATTATCAGAAGATATGTCATAGTTGGACGGAGTAACGTCACCCATTACTTGCAATACATTTCCATTGTCATCAGTTATTGTAATCCTATATGCATATTTCAATGTAGGTTGCAGAATGGTTTGCTTATCAAGCTCGGTAATAACATAATTCATTAATACCACCATTCCCTTCCAACATCAGACAAATCACAATTATATAACGTTTCTGAATCAGGTTTCCCAATCTCTACCCAATCAAAGCTAATCTTTCTTAAAGAATTAATTGAATCTCCTGAATCCGTAATTCCTCCTGTAACGCTTATTAACCACATGCGACCATCGTGGAATTTGAGTATCTTTGGCTTTTTGTTGGCAAGCCAATTTTTAAGTTCAGAATGATATTTTAATCCACTCGGTATGTCAATTGTGTGATTATCTTGGTCGAATTTGATAAATGTACCTGAAGCAGTCCCAGAATCATAATTAGATTGTCCATTACTGATTATAGTAGGATATTGGCTATTCAAGAGATCAATAGTTGACGATTGTGTATTTCTTGTAGTGTCCATTGTATCAAGGTTATATAACGTGCCAAAGATTTCATTTTTATCGCAGATAAATAATCCGTCAAATTCAGATTTAAGCTCTCTTGTAACATAAGTATTTTCAATGCCATTACATACAGATACAACCATATATTCAAGTTGTGTATTAGATGGTTCGAAATAATCCTTTATATTAATTTTAAAATCTTCTTCTACGTTGATCTTCTTAGTGTATATAGTTCTCCATTCAAGATCACCAACTTGCCTACATTTGATAACCACATAATCTGTATTTCTTAATGAGAATCCAGAGTTTCCGGCTTCAAGTGTACCATCATCAAAATCTGCATTAAGAATAGTATCATAATCCCAATCATCAAATCTATTCTCTGCTTTTAAATCAGGATTTTTCGAAACAAATAACTGATCAAATGTACCATTATTTATATAAATATTTTTTACATCTTTTGCCTTAGTGGGAGATGGATCCATAACATACCTAGCTCCCAAAAAAGTAGTTCCAAGAAAAAGCATGTCAATCCACCTCCTTATGCTTTAACATAACCGTCCTCTTCATAATAGACTTTCAGGTTATATAAATTATTTTTACGTTTTACTTCAAATATTACTGGGAAAACACCATCGTTATTTAATGATACCATAGCCACATTTGAATCTGTATCGGTAACTTGATTATTTTCCTTATCTAGCAGAATAGCATCTGGTAATTCTACATATCTAACATAATTACTCAACACAGATGTTGCTTCTAACACACAATAATATGCAGTAGCTATTTTTTGTATTGACAAAGATACTTCACCGTCGAATGTCGTATATCCAAAAAATGATTTATTCAGAGGAACATTTCTTGCTTTAATAAACATACTAAATGTATCAGAAAAGTCATATCCTGATATATACGTTACCTTGGAATTATCAAGAATAACCTCTCCATCTTTGAATATTGGATCGTTTCCTTCAACGTTAAATCCAATATCTACGATATTACAATCAACCGTAATATATCCTTCGCAGCGATTATTCACTACTTGGATAAACATGTTATTAGGTTGTACGATATAATCTGCCGTAAATTCCCAATAGCCAGTATCCGCATCCATATCATGTACAGTCTTACCAACACATCTCACATAATACGAAGTAATATTCTTAATTCCATAAAATGTGTAAGTAGGATTATCAAGATTATAGAATACACTAGATTGTCCAACTAAATTTTTCTCGGTATCATATAAATACAAAATATATTCTTTTAAGACATCATTTTCTGCTTGGGAATAAGAAATTTTGACATCTATACTTGATTTATTGACTCTCTTTTTAAAATCAACAAATGTGATGTGTGGAGTAGAGAAACAATAGAAGAGTACTGGCTGAGACAACTCACTGGAATTACCATCAAAATCAAATACTTGAATTTGAATAGAATATTGTCCAGGTTTTAATGTATTGGCAGCAAGCTCATATGATAATTTCATACCTAATTGCGTGTCATCTAATACAGTTTCAAACGTTGTATTATCTGTTATAACAACTCTTTTTTTCTCAATCTGATTACCTGAATAATAAAATTGAAATACTTCTATGTTTGTTGGATCGAATGCTTGAACAAAAGATAATATTGGAGTAGGCAAAATAGCCATGATGAATCACCTCCTATTCATAATCTTTTAACCATTCATCGCCCGTGGATTGATTAGCAGGTTCTTCATCCTGATTTACAAATCCATGAGCATTAGTTGCCTTAATTTCTTTATATGTACCATCTCCACAGAAAAACTTTTCTTGATCACCGGCAGATGGTGCAGGAATATAACCTGCTGTGCCTGGATTATCCGCAGTAGCTCCAACAAAAGGTATCCATGTATCTGTATCTGTAAATACGGCATTTGCAGGCACATCAGATTCTACGGTATGATTATTAACCTTAGATGCATTTGCCGCACTATCAGCACTTGTTGCATGTTTAACACTCTTATTTACATCGGCAGTATTATCTACATTTGACAATCCGACTTCATCTTTAGTGTAATCAGGTTTTGTTGCAGCTTTAGCCCAATCACTCACATCAGATGCTGGCATACTATCAGGAAAATCTGTAATTTCTGATACAGTATGAGAGTGTTTAGATGGCGTATATGTATCTGGTTTATCCGTTACACCTGTCCATGGTACAGACGATGCTAGTCCAGCCGTGTATTCCGTATAACCTTCTTCAGACGATAATTTTGTGTTATCAACGACAACATAAAGCATTTTCGTATCATTTACTTTTACAGTATCTCCGTTTTGAACTTCGTTGATTGTAAGTGCAAATCTTGCTTCATCATTATCAACTGGATATAATCTCTCCAATGCTCCCTGCGGAAGCCTAGCCAAATCAATCATACCAGTTAATTTTGAAGCATCTAACGATATAATATCTTCACTATTATGCGTATGCGCTTTTTCAGCTTTCTTTGCCAGTCCAGAATCCAGTCTATCCTTATTTTTCCCTTCATAATACTCCATTCCACTTAATGTTAGAATAGATTCACTAATATTAGGCATGATTTTCCTCCTTATTGTTTAAAGAGTTTATCTATATCAGCCCTAGTAGCATAACGTAAACTTTGTATGACATAGTTTGATATATTTTCACCCTTTGTATTTATTGTTTTACCGTTATCAACGGCAATAAAAACTGTATCATCGGAAATCTCAACCACATCGTAAGAGTCAATTTGTTTTTGAGGTATAGCCATAAATCTCCTTTCTATAATTTTGCGATAATAAGCTTTTTCTGTTGGTTGCCATTAATATAATGAACCAAGCATTTGTCATTCTTTTGGAAAGTAATCGCAGTGCCATTCTTAACTTTATATTTGGCATTATTAATCAGGACAGTGCAATAATCTCCTTCACTAGAAAGAACAATCGCCTCATAATCACAAAATAATTTTTCTATTTTTTTATCAATTGCTTTATAAATACATTGTGTTAATGTATCTAATGCACGTTCAGTATTTTCCATAAAATCACCATAGAAAAGGAGAGTAGTATGAAACTACCCTCCATAAAATTATCTTTGTTTATTGTTAAACTTCTGAGTAATATATCCAGGAAGACGTTTGATGATAGCATCTCCAAGTTGTTCTGCATTTTGAACACCCTGAAGATTTATGTCGCCAATATTAACAATGACAGAAGAATTATCCGTAGTGGTTCCAGGTGCAAATTTTGTAAAATCAGGCATAAGCATCTGTGGTGTAATATTCATACCAGTAATCAGATCAACAAACTTCTCAAAAGATGCATTCTGATTAGGTGTAAGAACACGTTCACCATTACGAGCCATAACGAATCCATCTTCGCCATGCTGTTTAGCAAGATCAGCTAACAAATCGTCAGGATTGATCTTGACAACACCACCGTTTGCATATTTTCTAACATGTTTCTTTGATGCAGCAATAATCCTTTTCTGTTCATTGGACATGATAATATTAGAATTATTCTTCCGCTGATCAGCAGTGGCCGCCGCACTTGTATTACTCTTTTTTCCAGTGATCTTGTTGATGACACTGGTAGGTGCACCGGCACTAATCATTCCATCGATATTAACAGCATCTCCAATGGAATGACTGGAATTATCAATTTCTTCTCGTCTCACCCTTTTAGCTGCTTCAATTTGAGCATTAGCAGAAGCTTGTGCAGCGTCAGCAAGTGCTTGCAATGCTTTCATCTGAGCATTAGCCGATTGGACTTGAGCATCAGCAATAGCTTGCTGAAGAGAAACATATTGGTTTCTGAAATTATCCCACGTAGACAATCTACCATTCAGAACATCATTCTCCCAATTTGCACCGAGTACCTGGCTGGCAAGTAGTTCATTCTGCTTATTTTCGTATTCATCAGATAACGCACTCCATTCAGATTTCAGCTTGTCATAATAATTTTTCTTCTCTTCGTAGCTTTTAATCAGTTCTTCATTACTGTTGATCTGCTGTTGGATGCCGACATACTGATTCTTAAAATTCTCAATATCAAGAATGTTATTGTTTAGAATCAATTTCTGATATTCTGATCCTAAAAGTGCTATGGCATTCATGGCATCAATATTATCCTGGTAAGCATCTTTTACGCTATCCCACTGCGCCTTGAATTTTTCTAATTCAGAGACTTGCTTCGACAATTCTGACGTCTTCAGATCCAGTTCAGCATCATCGTAAGATTTCTGCGCATCTCTGATTGCTTCAAAGTCGGCACTATATACATATCCCTTGCCATCAATGTATTGCTTGATAATCCTATTGTTATAGGCTTTCTCTAACTGATATTTTGCTTTTTCCAGTGCCAGTGCTCTGTCTCTTTCATCATTGGCATCTTTTAAGCCATCAATGATAGCTTGAATGCGGTCAATCTCCGTGTCATAGACTTTATCTACTGCATTCAATGCCGAATCCATGTTGGAAAGATTACTGTTAAGTAGGTCATTTTCCGATTCTATGGAATCGATCTTTTCTTGTATGCGATCCATCTCTTTTTCAAACCGCTTTACCACCGCAGATAATACTTTATCCAGTACGGATTTCTGCTTTTCTAATGCTTTTTCGATATAGTCGAAATAATCTTTTGCAGAGATTTTTCCCGATTTGTGCATATCGTCAAGGTAGTTCTTCACGGTGTTGCAATAGGTCTGATAGTCTATTTTTCCTGAATCTAGGGATTTTTCGAGATAATTCAGATATGCTTCGATTTGATCTTTGATGTCACTGGCGGTATCAGATGCTGACTTCGTGGCATCTTCCTGCGCTTTCTTTGTAGCTGTTGCTCCTTTGTATACTGCTTGTGGAACATCCACCGTTACATTCATAGACGCATTTACTTCACCAACAATTTCTTTAATTTTACTGGTGATGTTTGCCCTCATAGAATCTGCCATGATAGGATTTTCTGCTAATCTCTGTTTCAAAGCTTCCAGTTTTTGCAGATCTTCCACACCAGCTCCTGCAACCTGTGCCAAGCGAATGATATTTTGACAATCGGCAGCAGTATTGATGGTATTAACATTGCAGAGCTGTTTTTCAAGTGCATATCCTGCCATCTTTTGTGCGGTATCCTGCGAGATAATACCTTCATCCATCAGGCTTTGAATCTCCGCTGCCGTTACAGAAGATAAATCAGATGTTGTGTTGGAAAGCAACGTGTTTTGCAGAGCAAGTTCCTCTTTGTTTCGGGCCAAAGTTGCCGTTACCACTTCTTCCGCATTTTCAATTCCCATTTCTTCCAGCATGGTGATTGTAGCCTGTTTTGTTTCTTCTGTAAGGTTGCTTAGTGCACCGGAATTCTGAATGTATGCCGTGGTAAGTCTATCAAAAGAATCTTGGCAAGCATCAATATCTTTGGAATTATTCGATACCGTCCGGATAAAATCATCATAGACAGTCTTGTATTCTTCCGTCACATTCTCCATACTTCCGAATGTTTCTGTGAAGCTTGTGTTATTAAGGATTGAAGTCCAATCGAACTCTTCCTTGTTCTTAACATCGGCATAAATCTTATCAATTAAGTCAAAACCAGTTTTTGATTTCTCTACTTCCGTCATCGAATTGACAAAAGAAATCGGTGTTTCATTTGGAAGTGTATTTTTAGTCTCTTTGATTTTTTGTATCAGTTCATCCCAAGATAGTAAAGTACCTTCAGGGACTTCAAGAGTACTTGCAATTTTTAAATCATCTAATGTTAGACTGCCTACCTTGTCCTTGAATTTATCTTGAATCTTATTTCCGACATTATTCACCATGGTATCAACATCAGATGCAATATTTCCATCATCGTCAGTTGATATTCCAAAAAGTAATTTTATAGCTTTTTGTGTTTCTGGATCAAGATTTTTAATTGTAGTTAGGAATGATGATAATTTTTCCTGATATTCTTTTACTGTTACTTCGCCATTATTGAATTGTGTTTGAATATCAAATAATACTTCTATATTTTTTAATATTTCTTTTCCGTCATCAGTTTTGTACAGATTTAAAATATTATCTTTTATATATTCTTTTGCATCATCCCACGAAGAAAAATCAAGTTTTGACCAGTCTAAACTATTGACAACATTTTGAACCGTTGCCTGCATATCGTCAGACATGATCTTATAAGAATCTTCTGTATTTAACCACGCAGCCAATGAACTTGAAAGAGAAGTCCAATTCGATTTATTCTGTGCAACAATATTATTAATTTGACTATTAAGATCTTTTATGTCATTTTCATATTCCGTTGCTAATGCATCAGTTGTCGATTTTATAGACTTTTTAGCGTTATTAATTTCTTCATCAGTTACGGAAGGATCAATATAAATTGATGTTTTATATTCAAGAATTTCATTTCCAGAACTATCAAATTCTCCGGTATGAATAGGATCTTGTGTAACAGAATCATATGCGATTTTGGCATCATCTAATATTTTTTGATAATCGCTTTCTATTTTAATATACTCATCAATATCCTTTGAAATTATCTCTAAATATTTTGAATCTAATCCATTTTCAAATAGCTTACCGAAATTATCGCTTGTAACACTATCCAAACCTTGTAATAAAGTATCACGTTTAGCTATCAGCCTATCGATCTCATCATTATATGCATTTGATTTACTTGCGGCATTTTTAAATATAGTTGGAAGTTCATCTGCAATTTGCTGATTTTTTAACTGTCGCTCTGCTTCAATTAGAGATTGTAAAGAACCAACAATAGTATCTACATCACCACTTAATTGTACAATAGCATCTCCATTTTCAGTATAATTTCTACTTAAAGTAGGAAAAGCGTCCGCTAATTGATTACTTAGATTTAAAAACTCTTCATAATCGTCGTTATTAAGTGATATGTTTTTGCCTGAAATCTGATCAACGCCTTGTGCTAATTTTGCATATCTTTTTGCAGAATCAGATACGAGTTGTTGATGTGTTTTAAATGTATCATTTAAATCTTTTATTTTGTCTTGCGCAGCTTGAGCCTTTTCTGCTAATATCTCTTCTTTCCTAATCCAATTTGATATAGCAGTTATTACACCAGTTACGATAAAAGAAACACCCCATGTTAATGCAGCGTTCAATGCCATGGTAGCCGCCTCTAAAGCAAATGTCTTCACAGTGGCTCCAACTAATGAAACTCCATAACCAATTAATGATCCTTTTGCTCCATTTAAGCCAGATAAATAATTTCCGAGTTTTCCGTTAGTAACTGAAATACCATTTATAAATTCCTTTTGTTCATTCGAACTAGAACCCAACATATTATTATATGTCTGAATAGCATTAGAAACTTTCGAAAATCCAACAATATTTCCGTTTAATGATACGTTATATGATGCAAGATTGGCTTCAGAACCTTTTATCTGTGTTAAGTAATTAGCTAAAGAATCATCGCATAAATCCAGTATATCTTTCCAAGTACCCTGAGTTAGAGTATTATTCTTTAAAGATTCATTATATATATCAATTACGGTAGAAGCATCTTTGAATGGATTAACTACCGATGTTTCGATAGAAGTGCTTGCACCTCCAAAAAAATCTTTTAATGTTTGTGTTTTGAATATCGTACTATTTATAAATATTATTCAATCGTTTGAAAATTGAATATATCCTTATTGATATGCTTGTAAAATTTTGATAATATATAATTAAAAATAAATAAAGAGGGTGTGTATTTAATGAAGAAAAAAATAATAATCTTAATTTGTACTATATTAATATTAATTATTTTGTGCTTTTTACTTTATAATAAAACAACAGATATATGTAACATAGGAGATAATGAAGATGTTTTTATAGAACGGTTAACTGATTCAAAATATAATTATTCAGTTATACATTTTGAAAATTATGATAGTTATATTGTAGATTGTGCATGGCTCTATGGTGTATTAGGAGATTATAATATAAAAATATGTAATAATTCAATAAATCAAATCTCTTTTACAGCAAATAATTCTTATATAAATTATAAAAAAATATATCTGTATATTTGTATTAACTTCGGTGCACCTTATAATAAACAAAATACAGAAATATTTGATGGCTATTTTTTTAATAAAAATAATAGAGAGATAGCATTATATATAAATAAAAAGGATAATTCTATTTCCGTTATTTATAAATAAAATACACCAAATCAAACTAATAATTAATCTCAGGAGTAGTATCAAAAATGTTTACATTAGATGAAATAAATACACATAAATCAGAATATGTCAAATATTCAAAAAATAATATTCCGATGATAACTAACGTGATTTATGATCTAACAAACGGCACTATGGGACAAGTTAATTCATGTAATATTACAAGTGACGATGTTGTACTGCATTTAAATCCAGAATTATTTACTTATAATTCAAAATATCAAATAGCGGTTTTATGGCATGAATTCACTCATATATATGATAAACTGAACTATGATATTGATCCAAAATACAATTCAAATTATACAAAAACAATATCTGAAATAAGAGCAACAATGTATGAAATGAGATTTTTACTTGGTATGAAATCATACGATAAAATACTGTATGATACATCAAAAAAGATATATTTTATGAATTATCATCCAACCATTGAATCAGTTATAATATATTATGACACTTGTTGTAAAAATTATTTTGAAAAGTTAAAAGTAGATTTATCACCATATAATTTTAACAATGGATTTAATAATTTTATGTATTTATGCGGAATAGTAAAACTAACATACCACGATAAAGACTTTTTGATTAGCAAAATCAAAACTTATCCTGCGGAATATCACCCATTTTTAAATAAAACAATTGAGAGTATTTATAACAATAATGACGTAGAGGTATGTAATATCTATAATGATTTTAAGATATATATAGCAAATCAGCAGATTGCAAGTGTTTGATAAGTATTGGCTATTTCATTCCATTGAAAGAACATAGTATATAAATATAATTTTTTCTGAATACTATTTTCTTTTCTGATGGCAGATATATAAGTTTTCTTAAAATCATCATTTAAATTAGTGCTTAGTATTTTTTGTTCCCAATCTGCATCGAGAGATTGTGTAATATTATTCATATAAATCCTTTCTTTTTTTGGGGGAGTTAAAACTGATATGATCATTGACAAGGAGCTGATCCTGAGACAGCTTTTAAGAACAATGGCGAAAACATGCCTAAATGTCCCACCTGTGGCAGCACCAACATAGAAAGAATATCTGGCATAAAACGTTTTGTAACTACTGGTTTATTTGGCCTTGCAAGTAGTAATATAGGTAAAACTATGCACTGTAAAAATTGTGGGTGCAAGTGGTAATCATTCATTAATATGTGCCAAAATAATATTTGCAATACATTTAGCGTTATGAGAATCCAGATCATGAATAATACTTTTAGCTAAGTCAATATCAAAATATTGCAAAACCATTGTTTCTTCATCAGTTAAATTGCTTTTATGCTCAACGGCAGTATTAAACTTATTACAAGTTTCTATAATATTTTCAAACATTTAAACACCTACTTTCTATGAGGAGAGATTCACTATGAAATTAAATCATGATTATGTACGTGATATATTGCTTTACATTGAAGAAAATTTATATTACGAGGATTCACAATCTGTGGCACCAAATAAACATCAAGAAATTACTGATGGGCAATTGCTTTGTGATGATTATTTTAAAAACCATAACAAGCAAGAACTTGCATATGCATTAGAATTATTATTACAAGAAGGTTTTATTGCTTGTGCAGAAAGAGCATATTTTGTAAAAGGTAATCTTCAAATAGCCAGGATAATAGGACTTACATGGAGTGGACACACTTTACTGGATAATATTAGAAATGATACTGTTTGGAATGCAGTTAAGCAAAAATCAAAACGTATTGGAGGAGTATCTATAATTGCATTAGCTAATGCAGCAGGTGCTCTTGCAAACGCTATGATGACTGATCCCAATGCATTAAATAATTTTATTCAAGGAATAAACAATGTTAATAATATGATATTCCATTAAATATTTTCTAAGCAATACACCAAATCAAATTAATTACTACAAAGTAGAATAATCTCAACCGGCATGTTTGGATTAGCAAGTAAGAAAGTTGGAAAACAGTGGCATTGTAATAAGTGTGGTAGTGACTTTTAATAGTAGGGGAGTAAAAGACTTGTCGGAAGATGAGTCTTTTATTATTGGATAAAGTAAAAGAGCAGGAGATTAGTCCTGCTCCTTTAATATCATATTTTTATTTTTTCTGATAAATATAATGTTATTGAATTATCTGTTAAAGATACTCCGAGTACAAGCATAGACAATATATCATTACTAACCGAATTAGACAAAAAGATAAAATGAATAATATTATATATTATTAAAATAAAAATACATATATGTAGAGAATTTTTATGTTTTCTTATTTTGTTTGTTATATCAAGCTCTATTATGTCTAATTCCTTTATTTTTGAATTAATATTACTATTTATATTATATATAATTGTCGTAGCAACATAATCTAAGCAGATTAAATTTACCAAACCAATAAAATAATCCGTATATAGAAAGTTATTTTTCCACATAAAATATCTTATAAATGCAGAAATTCCAAATAAAAATAATATTATCCAATCATAATTTCTTTTGTCATTCATTAGTATTTTTCTCTTTTTCGATTTCTTCCAAAAATATAGAACATGCAAGTGGGACAGAATCAATTAAATCTTCTAAAACATTATTTTGAATAGTATTTAATTTTGAATAATCTATTACACATCTATATGATATTACGTTATCCTTGTCAAGTAAAAATTTACCAGGGAATGCATAAGAATTTAAATCATTGATTAATTTATATATATTGAGTATACTTTCATCAGAAGACACTTCATATATATTAAATGTTTCAATAAAAATAAATGGAGCTGATGAAAAAACAGTAATTATCACATTTATTTCATTTTCTATTTCTTTCGTTTCGTCTGAAATAATGTTAAGTCTTAATAAATACATTTGTGCAGATTTAATTTTCACTTTTTTATTAATACAAAAGTATTTATATCCATTATCTTTGAAAAAAGTTTCTAACTGTTTTTTTATCATTTGCATTTTTATCATATAGGTTATACCTCACATTATTTTTCCAATGCTTCTATTTTTTGAATGAGTTTATAATTGGATTCATCGAAAATTAAAAAACTGATAACATTTTTGCTTATACTTATAATCACTTCGTTATTTTTATATATGATTTCTTTTTTCCCTTGTTTAGAATTATAATTATTTTTCAATAAATTACTATCCAACAATTTTTTTTCGTATTTTTTTACTGACTTTTCGCTATTATAATATATTATATTTTTATACATTTTTATACCTTATAAAAAATAGATTATTGACGATTCGACTTGTTTATTGAAATTGTATTATACATTTTTAAAACAGTAACATAGTCATCATATTCAATCTTTTGTTTGTCTAATTCTTTTTTCTCTATTCCTTGTACAACAACCTGTTCTTCTGCATATCCACTTTCTGATATCTGACTTGTCATCTCAGAAAAAGTTTTTTTAGAAATTTGTTTCTTAATTTCATCACGAGCCAATTCTTTTTCTTTTCTTAATCTTGATTCAAGTTTTTCTATTTTATTAATCCTATGTAGCAGCTGTTTGCTAATAATATCGTTCTGTTCCATTTGGGTTCCTTTTTATTGTGTGTATAAATACTTGTTACTTATTGATATTATACAATATATTGGTAAAATATTCCATGAGAACATTTGTTCATAGAATTTAATGGAATCTAATGAAACACACATTTTGTCACTATTTGTCGATGATATTTCATTGCTTCACAGCTTCAAAGCAATATATAATAACAGTGGAAAAGTGAAAGGGGCATTTTTCTGCACTAAAATAGGAGAGAGGCTTTAAAACCTTTCTCCTATTTCTTTGTGTGAAGTTTATTAGATTAAATTAGTTGATAGAACTAACCAATTCTCTTTACAGTTTCACGCCAGTAGTCAAATCTTCCACGAACGTTTTCCTGATTAGAAGTGCCAGACTGAAGGAACTGTTTGTAATAATCATTAGAATCATAACCATCAAGGAATGTTCTAATTTCTTCTACGAGACGACTAAATGATTTTTTATCCTTAGTGATTCTATATGCGCTATAGAGAATCATAGGAAGAGAAGTAGAAGGAACCTTTAATTTTTCTTCTTCGAACGACTCATTCAATCTGTCGAGAGCTTCTGTAAGAGTAGTAATCTTTTCAATACTCTCATCACCATGATCAGCAACGAATGCATTTATATCCTTGGATCTGAATGATGTATAGTCATTCTCCTGATTCGTTGAAATCAGCATCAATGTCTGGATGATAATATCTCTGTCGGATCCATTTTTACGCATAGTAGGAGTAAGAACTTTGTCCATAAATGCATGATCGACAAGATTTCCGATTTCGCTATTTAATACGTCAGATTCATTTACTACACGCATATGTTTTGCGGATAAAGGTTTACCGGAATTTTGTCTGCGGAAGATTTCACGAACATCTTTTTCAGTACAATCAGACATTCGATATACCTCTAATTCTGCATTAAGAATTTCGCTCTGAACATCTTCGTCCAATTTTGTGAATTTCAGTCCAGCTAAGTTCTTTTCTTCTCCATTAATAGTAATAGGTTCCATATCTTTAGAAAGCGAGAACTTATTTCCAATAAAATCTCTAATAGTAGAAAGACGTTGTACACCATCAATAATTGCTAATGTGTTATCATTTTGTACGATCCCGTATGTGGGGTTAATAGGATATCTACGAAGTAATGAATCGATCAAGTCTGTTTTTTGTTTTTTATTCCACTGTCCCTCTGGTCGCTGTAACTTGTGAGATAGTGTAATAGCCCCTTTATTCATGTCTTTTACAAGTGACTGAAGAGATCTTGTTTTACATGTGTAATCCATTATGTTTACCTCCTTCAAAAATTGAAAATTTTGATATTTTGAAAGTAACATATTTTGAAAAAATTGTAAAGTGATTTGATGTTCATTTTTCGTACATTTTCATCTTTTTTATTCGACAGAAAATATTATTGCAACAAAAAATAATTGCCACGGCAATTGTAATAATAGTTCCTTTTTATTTTATGCATTTCCTATCAAACCTTAATGCACAAAGGCCAAACAAACGTAGAAGTAGGAGATAAGTTCCTAACTCATAATTTTACGGCTACGTTCCGTAATAGTACCGAATGGCTATTGTCATCGACAGCGTTTCATCTGTCGAATCCCACCCATAGCATTACTGTGGCGGTTCTTCCCATAAGGAAACTTCCGACCTGACCACACGAGTTCATACATTGTTACTATGTCTATTCTGTTGCCAAAATAGCGGAGTAGTATGAGTTTTACGTGCTTCCCAGTTACATGTTTATGACATGTAAGTCTATTCAGACGTTATATGGTGTTTATCATCGTGTATCTCACGACTTAGTGTATTCTAAACCTTCGTATCCGAAGTAAATTATATACACTGTTGGCACATTCAAAACATTTTAACAGACAGTTTTGATACTCAACTAATATAATTCGAGTATACCAACATTTTTGAAGGAGAGATAACCAGCAACGCCTAATGCTGCTGTTTTAAGAATTCCTAAGTTACTTGTTACAAAACCAATTGCTTCGGAGATTTTAGTCAGTCCATCAACGATAGTACCTATATCTCCACGATCCAAGATATCCTGAACAGTTCCAACCCATGTCTCTTTTAAGGCATTGATCTTATATTCAAGAGATTCTTGTATAATTGACATTTCTGCATCACTTGAACCGGCAGCTTGATCCATTTCTTTCATAGCCTTTTCAGCGGCAGAAAAATTGGAAAGTAATCCTGCTACAACCTGACCCCCTCGCTTACCAGCTAATTTTTCAAGAAGTTGTGCCTGATCTTTATCAGTTAAATCATCCCAGATTTCACTAATTTCTTTTAATATTTGATATGTAGATTTGTAAGTTTGTTTTTCTTTATCAGAAAATAAACTTATTCCGCCAGGTGTTTTAGCCGTTTTTGTCAAATCTGCTATATCACCAGAAATGTTTTCCAAATCTTCAGATAATTGCTCGGTTTCTTCGTCATAACCTCTTATTCTCATTGCCAGCGTTTTGAAGGCTGTTCCAGTGGTTTCTGCGTTCCTTGTGATTTCTACGGCAGCCGTTTCAAGGGCTATTGTTTCTTCCAATGTATTGTTTGCAGCGGACATTGCAGCGGAAGATCTGGTTAACATATCAACAATTTCATCATTAGAAGTTGCAGCCGTGTTACCGATACGATTTATATTATCTGATATTTCTCGTTGTGCATCTTCTACGTCAATATTAAACGCTTTCATCGTAGAAACAAGACCATCGGTAGCAGTATCAAGATCCATTCCAGGAGATATAGCGGCAAATTGAGCACTTAATTTTGCCATTTCTGTACTTGCATCTTTAGTAGAAAAACCAAGACGTGACCAAGCACTCGCCTGATTTATAATTTCCTCGGTACTTACACCCATCTGTTTTGCAACTTCGTTAGAGTCGTAATAGAAATTCTCAAGCTCAGAAGATGACATAGAAGTAGTCTTTTTTAAGTCAACTAAAGCAGTGTCAAGTTCGGTAATAACAGATACTGCGTTTTGTCCATATCTTATAATATCATTAATACCAAAAGCCATTCCAATCTGGCTTGCAGCACCATACCAAGCTTTTTCCTTAACAACATCCCAGAATTTCTTACCTTCTTCACCAGCTTCACGAATGCGAATCTGAAGTTTCAAAAACTCATCAGTCAAATCAGATACATTGGCATTTGCACCACGCATTGTTAACTGTTTTTGTAGTTTCTGAAGTTCTACTCTGAACTGTTTGGATAATCCAGAGTTTTTCTTCATATAATCGCCAATTTTGTTATACAGCTTGTCTCTTGATAAAGAAGTAGATCCTTTTTCAGCCGCTGTCATAGAAGTAATAGCACGAGTAGCATCTTCAATATTTGATTTATATTTCGCTATACTTTGGATATCTTCTTCAGTGATTGTATCTTTTGAAGCTATTTGATCTCGGAAGGCTTCAAACTGAGAAATTTGTTCTTTTAACTCTTTTAAATTAGCCTTATATTTTTCACTCTGATTAAAATCAGCAGGAGTAGCAGAGAAGTTTGCAAGTTTCTTATTATATCCATCAATAGAAGATTGAACGGAATTAACTATAGAAGTTTTTACATTTTGTAAGGCATCTTCTAATTTCGCAACAGACTCGGCAGATCCAGATGAAGCCTGACTAAATTGCCTCATAACTTGGACAAATTTTTCCCATGTATCAATATCTACACTATGCGGATTGATCATAGAAGATAAGTTTTGCCTAGCTCCATATGCCGCATCCTTTAATGATTCTACTTTTTTGATTTGTGTTTCAATTTGGTTAGATTTTCTTCCAGTCCCTTTATCAGAAGCCTTTAGATTATTAAGCTTTGAAACAGCATTCATATAATCCTGAATTGCTTTTACATTTTTATCCCATTCTGCTTTAGAAAAAGCGTTTGCCTCATCTTTAATAGAAGAAACAGACTCATCAGCCGTTTCTTTTACTTTTTCATTTGCCTGAGAAAATTTCTTCTTAGAAGTTGCAGCTTTTTCAGCATTTTCAGCAGTCTCAGCTAATGCATTATTCTCTTTATGGATTGCATTAGTTGATTCAACAGAAGACGCAGTAGTATTTCCTTGAAATGCGTCTTTCATTCCAGATGAAATATTCGATTCAAACGAACCAGTAGAAATGGATTTAACCTTCTCCAATTCTGTCTCAAGCTCTTTAACTTTTTCGGTAAGTTTTGCCACCTCTTCAACAGAAGTAGTTACATTTAATCCCTGGCTAAATGTTTCTGAGAACTTAGTAGCTGTCACAGAAATTTCGTCAAGCTTAGATACAATAAGATTTAACTGCTCAATAATGCCTGTGAGATCAGTCTTGCCAAACAAATCATCCAATGGATTCGCATCGGCAGACTTATTCATTTCATTTTGTGCTTTAGTAAGCTGTCCCATTGCTGAAGCAGCAGAAGTCCAATATTTCTTATCTGTTTCTGTGTATAAAAGATCTTTTCCACCAAATTCAGACTTGACTTGATTCCGCATATTCTCAATGAATTTGCGATAAGCCTGTATTTTTGCCATCATAGTATCAAATTGGTTGATGTCAAATTCGAAGAAATTCGTGTTTACCATAGAACCGCCAACACCAGACATTTTGATATGCTCGAATAATCTCTGATATGCTTGTAAAGCATTGGACATTTTACTCTGTATCTTTGCTTCTAGCTCTGTGTCAGAGCCTACATCAATATTCATATTAAGCCCAATACCTTTTACACTAGAACTTAATTCAGAAATAGAAGAATTAATCTTATTGATCATAGAGAAAAGAGGACTGAACTCTTCGCCATCACCAACATCAACAAAAATCTTCTTGATAGAAGCTAGATTAGATTCCATCTTTGTGAATAAATCAATCACTGTTTTTAACTGATTTTCATCTACAATAGAATTTCCGATACCATTGCCATTTCCGTTACCAGTTCCGAATCCTTTACCAGAAGCAATAGATTTGATCACATCAAGCAACTTATCTAAACTCTTGACAGTTTCTTCGATGCCTTCGTTGGTTATCTTCACAACAAAATCATTGGAAGCAAGCTGTTTTTTATATTTCTGTAAAGTTTTTTCAAACTCTGCTTTATTTTTAGAATCGGAGAAATCAAAATACATCTCCAATTTATTATTCTCTAATTCTTTCTGACCTTCAGACAACCCTTTTAATATCTGTGCTAATAGATCACTTTTATCTATTACGATACTTGCTGTCATTGAAGCAGCAACATTATTTGGCATTTAAATTCCTCCTCATCTTATTTTTTCAAATATTTATTAACAGTGGATTCCCACTTGGATTCAAAATTCCTACGAGTAAAAGATTCCATGGAATCACTCTGATTAAAATACGGGTTTGTCCATGTATTAGCACCACTAGAATATGACTGACCAAATCTATAGTTTGGATGATGCCATATTTGAGGTAATCCATGAATTCCTTGATTCCATTGCAAGTTGATTAGAAAATCAGCAGGATCAATAGAAGCATCATATTTCGCCCTCCATCTATAAATAGATGGATCATTCATCCTGGCTAAAGTATCGAATTTTACCATGTTTACATAAGAAGTGAAATAGATAGTGGCAAATCCATTTTTTTGAACCAACTTATGTTCGAATTCTAATGAATCAAGCATTGTATCATGTCCATTTACAAACCATTCAATAGTAGATTGTTGTCTGATTTCTTTCTGAGCTTTATTACCGGCAGAAATATATCTATCAACATATTTTTCAGTTATTCTATCTGCGAATTTTTGCAGTTCTTTGTCATTTATTTTTAATCCTGTAGCTCTTATTGCCATCTATTTTCAACCTCCAAGATTTCCACTACAATTTAACTATTTCCACACTAAAATAGGAGAGTACCAAACTCCCCATAATAAAAGCTCCATAAGCTGTGACACCTATGAAGCCTGATTGATAATTTCCTGCAATTATGTTACAATCTCTATATCTGTGGTAAATATAGGTAGATAAGGAAGCCTGTAGTAATGGAATTAATTTGCTCTATTGTTTCTGCCTGTGTTGCAGTCGCAGGACTTGTATATACAGTCTACAGAGACAACAAAAAGAAATAACTACGTAATATAAGCACCACAGATATGAGTATCTACTTGTATTTATGAATTAGATAGAACGGTAGAAGACTAGTCACCTTCTGCTACACAAACCTATAATACAAACCCTATATTTACAAGTTCTTGAGATATAATAACGCAAGTAGAGAAAGTATTTGCTTGACAGATATTTCGCAAGTGTTATAATTAATGAAGAGCAAATTATATATGTCGTCCATTACATTACATTCTTATCTTGAAATGCAATCCGACTAATTGCATAACATGATCCAGTGAGTGTAACATGATACCACGAGGAGGACATGTCAGAAGAGGGGTAGCATCGTAGAAATACGATGCTATTTCTCTATTTATATATTGTTTCACTAATTATAATTTCTTTCGAAATTTGAAATTCATCACCACGTAATTTTCTCTGTTACAAGAATAGGAGTGAATCCAGATCTTTCATAATCGTGGCTTGCTTCATAATCTTGGATTAATACCATTGCAGTCTTTTTGCTCGTTGCTTTAATAGCTTGTTTGATATCCTCTACAAATTCACCGTCTTTACCAAGAAATATTGTATCCGTATCAACATCTCCAATTCCAGCTTTTGCTCTATATGTACCTTTATCTCGTGTACCAAGTTTGATTAACACATAATATTCATTTTCAATTTTCATTTGATTTTACCTCCTCTCTATGACCATAGTGTTCTTCAAGAGATTTACTGGTCATAGTAGCCATTTCACATTCGGCATTTAACAAATAACTTAAAACAAATGGCAGTTCATCAATTAATACTTTCTTAGGTTTGAAATCTATTTTTCCTCGCAAAAATTCTTCCACTGTATAAATAGAAATGCATTTATTTGTTATTTCCTCTGCACGACGTTCAAGATGTCTTTTCTGCATATTTGTTCCAACGATAACAGGATAACCAGTATTGACCGCTTCAATAATAATGTTAGTTGATTTTCCACAACATCTAGGTAAATTCATAATCTCCATATCTTACACCTCTTTAAATTCACCTTTCTTAGCAAAATCAACAATCTTATCAACGGTTTCCTTTGGTATACTTCCAATCTTTTCACCAACTGCTTCAATAATAGGATTCAAAGTTACGTTAGACAGCATAGCAAATCGCTCAACCTGATTAGAAATAAATGCATGAGGCTCATATTCATTTGTTAAAACGTCCTTTGCCTTCATATCCAAAATAGATCTAAACTCAGCAATCTCATTTGCTGGAATCAGTGGAGGGGTATTCTCATCTCCAATAATTAATATATCTAATAGACCGGAAGATTTTAAAGCATCATAATCCTTAATAAAACTTCCGTCTTCAATTTCCAAATTTGTATAATTAGCAATAATGAAACGACAAAACTGAACATACTGAATGACGGAATTTACTTTGATTCTATCAGTTTTACGAAATCTCTTATTACCTTTTTCATCTGTATATTCTTCCTGATCATACATCGATTTATTTAAAATAGCCTGTGCATACCCATCTTTTTTAATGATAGAAATATAAGGCTTAATTTTCAAATTTTCATTAATAAAACTACACTTTAACTGATCAGTAGTATTATTATATCTTTCACAAAATTCTAAAACTTTCATTTTATTTTCTCCTTTTCTCTCCATACAAAAAGAGCCAGGATAACCTGACTCTTGTAATAATTGTTATATTATTTTGTTTTACAACTGTAAGGTATTAACAACCATTTTGCACCCTCATGTTGTTCCAATCGTTCGTTTACAAAATCATGAACTTCTTTAAGACTACCCCTGTTTGCCTCTTCAAGAACCCTATACTCAAAAGGATCTGATTCGTCAACACATACAACCTTGAAAAATAAATTCTCCATAATAATACATCCCTCTCTGCCAATAATATTATTTTATACAAAACAATTCATACAAATCAACCTTAAGCACTTTGGAAAGTATTACAGCATTACTAAGCATTATATCATTAGTATTACCATTTTCGATTTTATTTAAAGCAGTAACCGTTATGCCGGTTTTGCGTGATAATTCCTTTAATGTCATATGTCTTTCGTTTCTATAATACCATAACTTATTTTCCATACACCTTAAGATTTACTAATATAATTGTTTTATACAATATTACGGCAGGTAAAATAAACCATGGATGAATATAGATATGTTATACTAAAATTTAATGCATCATGAAGAATTTCCAATAATATCCATCATTAGTCCAAATCTCAAAATATCCATTATCTAATGGAGTATATTTGATTCGACTGATCTGAGAAGAATAGCGACAAATTTCCATATATGTATTAGGGGTTATATAGAAGTTATTTTGTTTAAGCAAAGTATCTATTTCTTCTGAGTACATTTTATTTCCTTGTAGAACATACAAAATCTGTAATTTCAGACTGTATACGTCCTTCTTTAGCCTTGTTTAAAATGCTACAATTTCGTTTGTATCTTGTACAACCGATGCAGTTAGTTTCAAAGTTTTCTAACTGAGATGCATTATCGAAAATACCAATATATTCTACGGGATAGATTTTTAATTCTATACGTGGACTTATAGAATCATAATAAATTCTTTGAACACGTTCACATGTTACATTATCATCCACCCATATTAAACCGGTATCTGTAATAGCATCCAACATACACTTAAAATAATTATTTGGATCTCGATCTGTCCTGTCAAAATAAAAAACCGCATCTATATAAAAGTGTCTAGTTTTATTTGGTATAAGATCATAATCCTGTTTTTTTACTTCATCTTTCACATATTGCATAAAACTTTTTTGGTATTTTATAGCCTCTTGAGTTTTATAGCTCATTGCCATAGGTTTTTTATTTTTAATAATAGCTCTGTATGCTAAATAATGGTTAACCGATGGTGGAAGAGGAGAAGTAAGATATAAAATATTTCCCATTATTCCTCCAAAATAGAAGAGTGATTCCTTACGAAATCACTCTTTCCTTTATTGATTTTGCGGTATTATTTAATCATCTATTACTTCCCATGTGTACATTTCTTTTTGTACAACAGAGTGAACAAATGAATTTAATCCGCCATAGCTTTCATATGAAGCAATCAATCCTTCAAGTGATTCAAGCTCCATTTTGTTTATTTGGTTTTTAATATGATAGCAACGATAAGATTGAGAAATTCTATCTTTTAACTCAGCTTGAACACGTTTATTTTCTTTTGCTTCATTTTCTTTGAAACGCTTATCCGTATCATTTTTCATCTGGTCAATTTTATCCGAAATATTTTCAATGCTTTTTGCCAAATTATTTCGTATTTCACATGACTCTTGATAGTGTTTAAGATTATCCTCATTGATTTTTTGAATATCTTTCTTATGCGTTTCTGTCAACTCTTTCAGACCATTAGCAGTAGACATAACAAGATTATGTTCTTCACGTTTTTGCCTCATTGATTTCGTTTCAATTCCCAGAAAATCGAAAAGAAACCAAGATACTACTTTAACAATTGCTTGAAAGCCTAAAAGTACAGCAAAAAGTGTGATAGCAAACATTTTCCAATCAGTATTGAAAAATCCTTCTATAGTTCCCATACATGAACACCCAACCTTTCTTACTTGGTCTGAGTGTTATCCTGCATCTGCTTCCACGCAGCTTCCAAAAGAATACGAATCTGTTCTTCTGTGATAACCTCTTTCTTTGAATTGAACATCTTATCAATGAACTTGATAACGTATTCCCTTTTTTCCTCGCCAGACTTTGGCACATCAAATAATACTTCAGCAGCTTCAACAGCTTTAGTTACCCATTTAATAATTTCTTCCATCTGAGTCTGAGATACTTTAGACTTGATATAAGGAATTACGAAATAGGTGATAATAGCTCCAAACACAGGAACTAATGTCATAATAAATTTAAACATATTATCACTCATAGGATTCCCCTTTCTAGTTATCAGTTGTTGTTAATACGGTAGTGATTAACTCGTTCATATCCACCTGTTCTTTTACATCATCTGGCAACTCATTAATCATCTGCATAGGTAGCTGAATTTTGTGTTCGGATTTAATCAGCATATAATACGCACCACTAGAAATTCCTAACTGTGCGATCCAAATTCCAAGCAAAACACCAAAGCCATCTAAATTGAAAAGCTGGACAGTAGTAAGATAGCCTGAATCATAACCGTTTACTAAGATATTAGATATGTACTGCATCTCATAGAGACCATTTAATGCAACGCATACTATATATCCCATAATCAATACAACAGCGATAACATAATCAATAATTAATAGTTTCTTTGAAAATGGCTTCTTCATTTAGACCGCCTTTCTTCCTTCCTTTTTGCCATGTTCAATGTAATGCTTGTAGTAGAGTGGAAGATTTTCTCCAAATGCAGCTCTCAAATCTGCATAAGTATTCTTATATACTTTTACATCGAAATTAACACTTGCTTTACGTCCTTCTTTCATACCATTCTGCTTAAAATGATTCCAAAGTGCCGTTGCGTTAGTTCCAAAAGCTTTCTTCAAATCTGCATATGTATTAGCATAATAAGTGGGATTGAAAACTAAAGAATAGTCCAGACCATTGTAGACATATTTAGAAGAAGTCGTTGTTGATGTGGAAGGTTTTGTAGCAGGAGTAGTTGTTGTAGTACTAGAAGTAGAGTTAATGGTTGTTCCAAGAATTCCTTCAGCAATAGCTTTTGCTACTTTATCTACATTTGCCATATACACATTGTAATCATCACGATCATCTACGAAGCATACTTCAATTAATAATGCAGGAGCTGCGGCTTTTCTTAAGAAATATAATCCAGTACTTGCTTTTACTCCACGATTAGCAAAACCGATAGATGCTAAATTATTCACAATTCGCTGTGCTACCGGTTTGGCAGTAGACGTATTTTTATAAATCCATACTTCAGAACCTGTAGTTCTACCGTTACCTCTTTGATCTTTAGCACCGGCGTTGAAATGAATAGATACATCAAGATTTGCCTTATGTGCATTACATTTTGCAACAATTTTCCTTAGAACATCATTCTGACTAATTCCATTATCCACAGTACAATCATATACAGTATGTCCTTTAGATCTTAGTAAAGAAATTACCTTATCCTTAATAATTCTATCCTGTTCAGATTCGTTAAGTAAGCCTACGGCACCACATGCCACTTTCCCTTTTGGATTGTGACCTCCGTGTACGTTAATAACCATTTTATCACCTCCAAGTGATTCAATAATATTTGATTGTTTATCATATTTTGTGAGATTATATTTTTTGATAACGTTCATCACGTTACTGACATAATTCAGACTTGTACAATATCCATCAGATTTGATTGTCTTGAGATATTTCTTTGGATCCGTGATTCCTTTTAGATTTGAATAATTAGAAATGCTAATAAATTCAAAATAACCTTTCACACTAGATTCCATATTTTTGAACTTAAACCATGTCATAGTAGAAGAAGTATATTTACCATTCGCTGACTGCTCAGAACCAACTTTAATATACGTGCCAGATGCACTAGGACATCTGTTGGCTCTATATTTTAATCCAAAATAATTATGAGCATTTTTAGCCAATTCAGAAGTTCCACTAGCCGATTCCAAAATTGACTGAGCAATAATAGGAGAATATACCTTAATTCCGTATTGTGGAGCATACTTAATAACATAAGCTGCAATTTCATCTATAAATGCCATTAAACTCCTTTCTCTTGTTCAGATGCGGCACACCATTGTTTGTACAATTCTGTCATTTCCTTTGATTTCTTCCAAACAAAAACAACACGTTTGTTTTGTCCAGGTATTACATCTACAAGCTGCCCTTTTGAAAGAGGAGAGTTTAGATACATAAAGTTTTGTGCCATATTCGGAATAAACCGCACGTCATCTACTTCATACCCATTAACACTCCTGTCAAAAACTTCACTATATTCTTTAATAACTGATCATTCCTTTCATTCCCAAAATCGTAAAAAATAGGCTACACAAAAAAATACTGAATAGTAATTAATGTGTAGCCTACGATCTATCTACAAAAAATAACTTACTATTCAATATTTTCATCTTTAATGTTTCCACGCTTCTTAGAAGCATATTTCATTTTTACATTTTTTTGTTCAACCTGAATTTCTTCTGCTTTTTCAACAGCTTCCATTTTAGGCTCTACGGTAATTTCTTTTATTACATTTTTGATTCGATCTGGAAAACTCTCCAAATCAGATAAGTCGCAATGACTTAATTGTTCTTTCGCTTCTTCCTTATTTTTTGTTCTCGTATATTCAGAAAGAGCAATGAAAATTTTATAATGTTCAAGAGTGTCTGTTATAGTTCTCCAGGGTTTAAAAGTTTTAACGGTTTGGCATGTTTTACAAACAGAATATCTTTTGCCACAGATATCACAAACACCATTTAAAGGTTCACTCATTGTACTTTCCTTCCCATCAAAAATAAGAGGAGAGTAATATGCTCCCCTCTTACTATTTATTCAATTAGTCCTGAGTAACAATAATGTCAAACAGTTTTGCTTCAGTATCACAATAAGGCTTCTGAAGAATATAAGAAGCTGCATGTTTGCCTTCGGCGGTCAGATTCAGTTCAACACTGGAAGGATCAATCTGTGCTCTAGGGCAAGAGATATATCCAGCATAAACAATGTTCTTATTACAAGGATTATGGAAGATTGCATGAATAAGCAGAGACTTAACAGCAGGAACACTATCAGTGGTCTTAGTAACCTTAACTGCATTTTCAGCTTCTCTTTCATAATTTACGAATACTCTACCAGTTACATCATCAGGAAGAGTGATCTTCTTTGTAGCTGCGTCAAGAGTAAATTTACCTTCGCCTGCAACAGCAGATACTTCATAAGTCTTACCGAAAGTATTATCATCATTGATAACCTTTACATACTTAACTTCTGCACCAGTAGTACCTACAGGAACATACTTCAGAACTACAGTATGATCAGCACCGATTGTTAGAGTCTCTGATACAGGCGCAACAATCTTATCTTCGCCAGATGCTACTTTCTTGGTTGTACCAAACTGAGAAGCAGCAAGATCGAGAGAGAAGATAGAGTTAGTGAAACCAAAAGTACCAGTCTGAGCATTATAGAATGTCATAATAGGAGTACCCATAGCATCAGTTACATCTGTACCCTCAGCACTTGTCTGAAGACTGGGATCCTCAACCTGAGTATATCTACCTGTCAGCTCTTTAGTTTCAGGATCATACTCTTCAACAGAACGAATTCTTTCCAGAACCAGCTCATTAGGATTAAAAACCATAATATTTTCTCCTTTCAAGTTTAGGCAATAAAAAAGAACTCATTAACTGAGTTCTCCTAGCCAATCTAATTGTTTTTTATCTATTTCTTTTAGGTTAATTCCAAAACCGGAATAACCAGACTGCAATAGCAGTTCCGCATTCTTAATCTTTGAAATTCTCTTTACGGAATCCATGAATGCATTTATTTTCATTTCCCATACTTGAGAATGATTATATTTAAAACCTTCACTGTTAACCAGTGCAGATATTAAATTAGTTAATAATGAATGATACTCTTTGTTTTCATTCGCTTTCAATTCATCCAGTGCATCTTCTATAAGTATCATCTTTGTAGCGTTGTTCGCAGGCATTCTTTCATCTTTTTCGATAAAATGAACTTTTCTGAGATAATCCATAATTAATGTGTATGTATATTCATCTATTATTACTTCTTCACCATTTATATATTGACTAAGATATATTGATTCGTCATCTAAATGTTTTAATAATTTAAACTTTTGGAAGTCTAAATCTCCAAATAGAATAGAAGTAAATTCTTTTGAATAAACACGATACAACATAATATAGAACAACATATACGGAGTGATTTCGGTATAATCAATCCCCATTTTCCACAACTGAGCTTTCATAGACTGTGGCGTTGCCGTGAGATTGTATACCATTTGATAATACTTTGATTCACCCATATCGCATATTTCATTTAAAGTAGGCTGATGTATGGTAATATATTTTGATATTACATAATCTTTTCCACGATATACCTGCAATTCGTCGTTCATATTATATTCCATATTTACCCCCAATAATCGTCATTCACGATACGAGAAGATTCATTATATGGAGTATTTGTAATACTGTTAATATCATAAATCTGAAATACAAGAGTCCTGACAAGATAGTTATTATCAGTTACCGACTCTTTGTTAGATATTAATTTAGCTTGCATACCAAAAATACTTGACCAATTAAATCGTTCACGGATAATGGATGCAATAAGATCATGCCGTGCAATACCACTACATTCCTCATCCCTATCATTACCATGGACAAAAATCGTGAATGTTATTTCTCCGTATTTTTGAATATTTGAGTATCTAGGCAATTCATCAAAACCAACCTGATAACAGATATAATGTTTTACATCTGTCTGGGTGTCAGGAATAAATAAATAAGGACGGATATTAGAGTTTCCACCAAAATATCTATCCCATTCACCTAAAGGTTTATATTTATTTGTCTCTTCATCAAACTCCCAATTAATATTGCCATCTTCATCAAATAATTCAGACTCTAAATCCTTTTCATGAAGAGCATATAAAAGAGCTGGATTTGATAGAAGAGCATCTTTGATTTTTTGCTTATATACAATATTATCGTCGTCAGGATTATCATTGACATCGCTGTATGCCCGAAGTTTATTTAATAAATCATCTTTTGTGACTAATTTTTCTTCCATACAGTAACACCTCCTAACTTGATATTTCTAATTGAAGTGGATCTGATTCAATCGGATCTCCTTCGTCTTTTATAATTACACATTTCACAGACAAGATTTTACCTAGCTGTGTTTTGTCCAAAGGAAAGCTTAGTTTCGTCTGGTTAAACTTTGCGCCAGATCGCCATGTGACTATATCAGTCCAGTCTTCACCATCTATACTACAAGTCCATGTAAATTGACTGTTTTCATATTCAGATGTAATATCTTCATTGGATTCATTAAATAGATTTGTCGTCAGAGTTCTGAAGCTTCCACCAACTTTTATTGATGATGTAGAAGCAGAGATTTTAGCTGTGATAGATGATGGAGTGGTAGATGGAGTATCAGGATCCGTAGGCTCAATAGATGAATCATAGTAATCTGCCCACATACCAATAATATTGCCATTCTTGTCTTTTTCGATGTAATCTCGATGAGAATCCCAATAATTCTGATAAAATGTTAATGTCTGAATTCCCAGTGGTGTACTATTTTCAATTTTAGTAAGCTTCCACACTATAGGGTGGCTCGTCTTTGCCGAGACAACCATTCTCATATTCTTATCATCTTCATTTGTATACCAAAGATTTTCGGTAATTGGATTTAACGGTAATAATGCTTTTTGCTGATTATCTGGTCGTGTAAATACACGGTCAGTGTAGACTCCAATAGTATACGACTTTTGGCTTCTACTAACTCCCCACATTTTTCTTTTGTATATTTTATTTCCGTCTTTTTCAATCCACATAAACTGATAGTCTATCGGAAGAATTAGATACTTAGGAAATTGATTGGCAAGTTCTCTTTCACAGATAAGCCATTTCCTATAAATACCTCTATCGTCAGGTAAATCGAGCATCATGCCTATCGGGAATTCTATTCCGTACTTTTGGCGATAATCTGTTTCAAAATAATATAAGTCATCATTCTCTTCAAATTCCATCTTCTGAGATGGTTTAAATTGACAATAGAACTCTGGTTGATCCTGATCTAACGATGAATACGTTTTTACTATTAGTTTCACATCAATAGGAGTTTTAATCGTATTTTCATAAGTCATATGATCTTTTATATCTGGATGATCATCATGCATGTAATCGTAAATGTATGCTTTTTTACTCTGCACGTCGTTATTCCACGTCAATTCCATAACCTTGTCTGAATCACTTTTTAATTTCTCTCCCAAAGTAGGATAGTTCTTACCGGTAGAACAAGTATCAACTTGCATACGTCTTTTATAATTTTCGTATAGTGACATTATTTATCACCAACTTTCATTCGCTGAAGCAAAGCTCCTGCATCAAAAACTAGCTTTTTATACTTCTTAAAATCAAACTCATCTGACTCTAAAACAGTAAGAGCAGATTCCAAGCTATTAACAATTTCTACAAAATCTTTGGGATATAATAAAAGTTGATTACAACTAGAAATTTCAGATAATAAGTTTTTATGATATTCAACAACATCTATATTTTGAAAATCATCTTTTGTATTCTGATCAGTGTATAACACCAACCAAAATATTTTCTTTCGTAATTTTTGCTTATAGTAATCTACCTGAGATTCTTTGAACTCACCATACTTATGAGTAATAAACTTATCCATTTGAATCACCATACTCACCAAAGTAGTATGTATGTCGTGACAAATCACGTTCCCACTCACGTTGTAAAGTGGCAAGCCTTTCCATATTCTTAGAATAATTATCTATAAGCTTTTTCTCCTCTTTGCCACCAATCATCGTTGCAAGATTCTTTGTGTTCTCTAATTTAGATGGGAAATAATTGATGATAATACCTTTTGCCAAAATAGTTTTAACAAAATTCGTATCATATAAATCATCTACACTATTTGTAAGTGTGAAATTTAATTCCATGAGTTCATCATCTAAAACATAAGAGCTAAATTTCTTGCGAAGAAGTGGAAGAGAAGAAGTGGTGGTCAACCATTCGCAGAGAGTATCATAAAAATCCTCTTCTGTATAAGTTGCCAGTTCAAGGTCGTTAACCATGGTTAAAGCCTTTTTATATATTGATTCATATTTTAGAGAAGGCATAAGATACCTCCTTATAAGAAATCTTTAATACAAGTACCAAGTGTATCATCAATGATTCTGATCTTTTTTACATCTGGATAATTTTCTGCACGAATCATAGCCATTGCAGTTACCTTAATAATATCTGTAAGCCAATGAGGAGCATTTTTAATCAATTCTTCAAATTCATCATTGGATCTGTCAAAATATTCTTCTGGATATTCGATGCCATCAAAATACTTATATACGTCGCCCAATTCACGTCCCCACTGATTTCTCAAATCAGCATCCATAATTAGAATTTTTGGCTTAGTAATATATTCAGTTCTGCGAAGTGCCTGTAAATCACGATACTTTAAATACTCAATGTCACCGAAATACTCCCAATGATATACGGTATTTTTATCAACACCAACTGCCGATAATTTCCAAGGCGTAACACTTTTACAAGGAATCTCATCATCAGGTTTGAATGTTTTCACTGGTGCTTTTACTTCTACAAAAGAAGTTTTACTACTTGTATTTTCATCTTCATCTTCATTTTTTTCTATTTCAGTTTTCTTATTAGCAATATCAGTCATATGTGCCTTGGCAAAATCGATCATATCATCAGTGGCATTTTGCATATGACTAGATACCTGATAATCATTATTTCTATAAAAAGCAATTAAGTCTTTTGGAGTTACATCCAATTCTTTTGCTAATTCAAAAATTTTCATCCTTTTTCTCCTTATAAAATAGGAGAGTGCATATGCACTCCCCTAAACAATATTTATGTATTAGCCCTGAATCTTGAGTTCTCCGAAGAGTTCATCAATAACAATACCAATACCTTCCTGGTATACAACCTCTGCGTCAACGGTCATATCCTTCTTAAGGCCATCCATACCGGTCTCATAGTAAGCAACATCACCTTCGTTTACACGCTTAATAGGCTTGAACTCAGGGTCGATAGGGATGATGAAGATCTTCTTCTGATCGTCTGCGGAGAATACACTTTCTCTTGTACCAGCTTTATTTACACGAGCCAGAGCAAGGCACTCATATCCCTCCCAGTTACCAAGAATACCATTCTTGTTTCTCTCATCCTTCATTGCGTCAGAGAACATGCTGTAATTAACAGTACTCTGAAGCTTCTGGATAGCAGATCTAGTACCTACAAGCATTACATCCTTACCGGTAGCTGCTGCAACAGCCTCGATCTGATCAATCATTTCAGACTTAGTAGCCTCAGTAAACGGACATTCATGGATCATGTCAGTAGGAAGAGATTCATCCATAGACATAAATGCAGTATAAAGAGCAGCATATCTATTCTGTTCGATAGAGGTATACATCTTATCTACAAGAGCAGCAAAGTCAACTCTACCAGTCTGGAACAGTACGAAGTCAGTATATACTTTTACACCATAGAAAGAAGTTTCAATGGAGAAAGACTTACCAGGCTTAACTGCCTGACGGATCAGGTTGTGATGATTACCTGCAAACTTGGACACAGTAAGAAGAGAGTTGTCGTTAACGAAAAACTCATTTGCATCACCTTCTGCAATATTTCTTTCGTCTACAAGTTCCATAAAACGAGCATTAGCAGCATTCCAACCAGAATTCATCTTATCAACGATTACGTCCTCAATTAAGGTTGCGATTTCCTTGGAATGCTCACGCCATGCCTGTCTACGCTTCATGGAATTTGCTTCCTTAAAGTTAAGACCGAGAATCTTGTCAAACTGATTTCTAAGAATAGTCTGAGTCTGTTCTTTATTATATGTATTAAAGATATTATTGCTTGCGTCCATCATCAGAGAATTGAACTCAAGCATATTGTCATATTTATTATCAAACTGTGCTACAACGTTTGCACTAAAATATGTAATTTCTCTCATTTATTTATTCCTCCTTTCTCTATTAAGCGACATCCTTGTTCTGAAGAACCTGGATGCGAATCATGGTGTAATAAGTACCTGCGGAAACACTGTGAATTCTTCCAATGAAACCATTGGTAGAAGTAAGAGTAGAAACCTGAGTTCCATCAGCCTGTGCAACATACATACCTTTACCATCAGTAACAACAAGTCTTCCAACCTTAACATTTTCAGCGGACTCATCGGTAAACTGATAACTTGCTACAGCAAAAATTTCTTCATATACAGCAGGATCATTTACCTGATATGCCTTTGCAGGTTTACCAGCTGCGTTTACAAAGTGATAAGCCTGACCCTGTTCATTGGTCATAGCGGTCTTTACTTCAGCAGGAGAACCAATTACAGCAATAGCATCAGTTGCCTTTGCAATAGTTGCGTATCTTTCCTGAAGTCCGTTGCCGGTATAGTCACCAACCTTTACAGGTACACCATTATCAACTGCGATAGCTTTTTCGCTTTCATCACGTACAATTACATCAAAAATTCTTCCAATGTCGGTAGCAGACATTAAAGAAGACTCAAACATGCCATGCATGTCACTTTCCTTGGCCTTGAGATTTGTATAAACCATTAGAAAATTCCTCCTTATTTGTTATTTTTTCGCATTAAAAAAGAACGTCTCTAAAACGTTCTAAAATGTTAAATAGTTATTTTGTTTCTTTGTTTTTATTATTAAGCAGACCATCTAAGAAAGAAGAATTCTGCTCGGTTCTTGCGAATGCTAAGAATGCAGGTCTCTTTTCGTCCTTTTTTGGCTCCTCAATATTCATAGTAAAAGTTTTAGTTGTTTTGACAACTTTGCCAAGAGCAGCATCAGCCTTTTCTGTTAATTCTTCCTTTGTAAATTTCTTTACATTTTCCACATCCATCAAAGACTTAAACTCATCTGTTTCCAGATAATTCTTATAAGCTTCGTCTTCAAATACGGTCATCTTATCAGCAATCTGTTCTGCTTCTTCATACTGTGCAAGCTTTTCAGAAATAGAAGAGTAGTTAGCTCTCATATTATCTAACGTAACCTTTTCTTCTGCTGTAACGAATTCCGCAAAAACATCCTGACGTTCACCTTCGAATCTAACTTCATCATTTTCTTTTGTATATGCTTGTTTATAGAAGATATTATTGCAACCAACCTGATAAATAAAATAATCATCAGTAGTTTTTACAATCCAATAATATTCATTTAAAGACTCTTCAATAGGAGCAAGCAAAGCATATAATGCTGTTCTAATATCTTCGTGAGATAATTCAAATGTCTTAGAATATTTTTCTTCAGTAACAACAGTATCTGGCTCTGGATTATCTGCAATAGGTTCTTCTGTTGTGGTGACAGGTTCCTCTACGGATTCTGGCTCATCATTTGGTTTAGGTGCTACTGGTTCCTCGCCTTCTCCTTCTTCGCCAAAAAGAGTAGTAAATAATTCTTCAAGTTCTGTATCAGACATCCCTTCATATTCAAAGGTAATATCATCTACAGTCTTGTTATATTTCTTAAGTAACTCTTCAAATTTTGTCATATTAACCTTTTCATTTCCTCCTTTCTCAAATTTTTCAGTTGTGTTTAGAATTGTTTTGGAATTTATATTGATACTGGATAAAGTTTTATTAAGGTTATCCAGAGTTTCAATTAATTTAGAGTGTTCGTCTTCTGAAATAGAAGAGAATAAAGAATTGTTTTCTTCAGAAAAATCTTTTAGAGTCAGTTTGCTCCCAGCCATTCCAGGGAGTACACCTTTTCCTAACAAAGTGCAGCCTTGTACATAAAAATCGTCGAGATGAAGTGTTTTATCTGTATTATCCCAATGCATTGTTCGAATCACAAGTTCAATAGAACAATCCACAGTTTTCCGTCTTCTCAGAATTTCACAAGTATCAGTATATTCCTCATATACAACGACATCAGAACATACAAAATTTCTATCAAATTCTTCGTCATATTCAAGATGAATACTTTCAGGATGAACAAAGTGACCTACTGGAATTTCCTTATAAATCATCTTGTCCAAATTTTCATCATAATACATCGTATGTTCAGAAAAATCTTTAATGGGATTTCCATTTTCATCTTCTTCAGATGTTTCTATAATATCAGCCATGATAGGTCTGTCTTTAATAGACATCATCTTTTCTTCGAGAACATCTGTTTCTATATGAGAATTATTTCTGTTGGACAAATCGTGGAAGGCTCTAATTTTTCCGTATAATAATCCTTCTGTTAAATCATCCTCTAATTCAAATACAGCATGTGTTTGAACTGCGATATTATAACCGGATTTCTCCGCACTAAAGCTCATTGACTTTTTCTTCTGACTGTAGAAACCGTAAAGATCTTCTAAAGTTAAAAGCTTTTTATTCAATCGTATATTTCCTCCCTTCTTCAAAAATTCTCCCAAAGAGGGAGTAAATTAAAACATCAACTTATTTGTAAATCCAATTTTATCAACTGGGATAGTATCATCGAATTTTAAAGTTGCGTTATTTATAAATATAAAAAAAGATCCACCAGAAGGAATTTCTGTGAATCCTAATTTAACTAAATTATTTTTTACTACCTCATCTGAGGTGAATAAGAATTGTGTTGAGTTTTTCATATGATCACCTCTTATTTATTGCTATTTACTTGATTATGTCATTTATTAAAGCTTTGTCTTTTTCATATAATATCACTTTATCTTCATATACATGGTTATTTCGGCCATCACAATAATTTTCAATCATGTGATAACCAATGCCGGTTTCTTTGAAAGCTTTATTTTTACTTGAATATGTATTTAATAAATTACCAGATAAATCAAATATAAGAATTGACTGCTTTTGAGTTTTCCCATCACATTGATATACATTGATTGGATCACCATGAAATCTAAAGATGTATCCTTTAACAGTTTTTACTTTTCCTAAACAACAAGCACTGATATTTGCATTATCAGCATTTATTTCAGTAGCCGCCTCAACCATCGAACTAAATGTTTTGAGATATTTTTTATCTTTCGAATACATATCAACAGATTTTCCATAAGAAAAACTATTATCCTTTAAGTCTATAAAATTTTGATATTTATTATAAGAATCTCCTGAGTATCTCCAAACATAATTAAATGCCTTCATAAATTTACCATTACAAACTCCTATAATGGAATGAGAATTTGTGGCATTAACTGATTCTTGTGCTTCTTTTGCAGAATTATAAGTTGTTATATATTTTCCATCTAAAGTATATTTGTCAATCTTCTTACGAACATCTTTCGCTGGAATATAATTGAATTTATCATCATAACTCCAAAAATGCCCTTTATATGTTTTTCTAATTCCTGTTAGGTGAAGTTTTAGACCACTGGCACTTCCATTTACAGAAAGCGCAGCCTTTGATATAGAATCATATTTCTTCACAAATTTTCCATCTAAAGTGAATTGATAGACAGGAATTCCTGTTGTTTTTCTTTCAATAGAATATTTATCAAAAGGTTCATTTCTATATCTAAATATATAATCAATATTAGGTACTGAAATTCCTTTACAACAGTCGAGAATAGAAGATACATCATAACCACTAAATATCCTGGAAGCTTCTTTTGCTGAAGCGCACTGGTATAAAAGATCACCTACACGGTTGTAAACATCTATCGAATAACAATTATGTATTCCTCTATTATCACCACCAATAGACAAGTTATATCCATTTTGAGTTACTAAGGAATTGTATTTATCTATATAATAAATTTCTTTTTTATTCAATATATTTAGCAGCTTTTCTTTTGTATCTCGTGTATAATTGGCTACTTCTTTAACGGAAAAATTTTCTATACCATATTTTTTAAATGCCTTATACATAGGATTTGAATTAGCCTTATCGGATTTGTGCTGTCCCCATCTATGTTCAATAGTAGTAGTGGTCTGACCTATATAACACTTTCCATTAACCATATTTTTTATTTTATATATATAACCCGTATAAGTACCATTTTTATTCAATGACATATAAACACCTCCATAACATTATTCTCCAAAATAAAAAGAGTAGAGATTAGCTTTTTCTTAATCTCCACTCAGATAATAATTCATTTAATTTTTCTGATCCCTCAAATAACCAATATTTTTTATGCGTTTTCTCGTGAATAGATTTTATAATATATCTCAAACCATTTGTTAAGAAATAATCCTTTAATGGTTTAGAGTAACAATAAAAATACTTATTTTCCAAAATAATAGCTCCTCTTATTTATTGCCTTTATCATCATTCTTTCCAGAATCTCTTGTCGATTGCCCTTCGGGACTCAAATCTTCTTCAGGTAAAGATGGCCTACCACCTTGATTATCAGATGATTGCGTATATGATGAGTTAAATGGAATTGCGTATTGATTAACATTAAGAACTAATACATCAAATCGAATCTTATTATATGCTACATACGGATCATCTCCTAATGCACACATATAATCCATTTTTCCAACACCAAACGCACTAGAATCTTTTTTCTGACTTATAAATTCATCACGATTATATTGAGTTTGATCAAAGATTTGTAAATATACCCCATCAGTAATATGATTCTTAATCCAATAATTCAACCATGACTCAATACGTCTAATATAAACAGATATTTTACCTAAATCATTCGCATTTGAATATTTAATACCATTTGCATTACTTGAATCGCCTGAACTGACAATTAATCTATTGATACCTGCATTTGCAAAAAGGTTATTCATTGCTTTATTCAGATTGTCTGTATCCGTGGCAGATGTTGACTTCTCGAAATCGACAATTTGAGCATCGCTCTGATATGGAACAGTCCCATATCCAACTAGATCAGGTAGGATTTCCTTTATAATTGCATCAAATTTATCAACTAATTCTAAACTGATTGCAAAATCATCTACATTTTCAGAATCTAATAATGGGATTTTATTTAAGATCAACTTATAGTTCTGCAATTCCTCTTTTGCAGCAACAAGATTTTCTGTATCAAGAAGATTTAACAAAGACTTGAACAAAGGTAGAAAATAGGGTAGTGGTACATAAAATTCATCATCTGTACTTGCGATAAGTGTTAATGTATTCTCAGGTGGTAGTCGGAAATATTGATATTCTCTACCACCGGATTTGTATTGATTATAACCGTCAATAAATACCTGATCCCATACACCAACGCCATCATTATTGACACCGTTAATAAAATCTTTATTATTTGATTTGTCAAAATATGATGCATCAAAATATGTAATCCATTCACCTTCTTGTGTTTTACCATAGATACGACAATATTGAATATCTAACGGCATTAAAAAGATTCCGTTTTCATCGTCGCCATTCATCCAACCTACATATATTCCATCACGAATAGTATTTGAGATTACATTTTGAAGCTCTTTTGCCATATTAAAATGGTGAAAAACTTTTAATACTTTTTCATAATTTTTTAATTGTTTGTCTGGATCAAAATCTTTTGTGTAATTAGCAAGTGGAGTTATATTGTATGTATAGAGTGGCATAGTAGAGAAGTAAGAAATCATCTGCTTATAAAGCATTGAGACCCTGGTTAAGAAACGAGATACTTCACGAATATTATCTATATTATTGAGTGGAGATTGTATATATTGATCAAGCAGATCTCTTGTGTACTGTGTATATGATTTAGAAACTGTTTTTCCTACATTTCTCTGCAATAGTTCTTGAAACTTTGCAAAACTAATTTTTTGCGCACGATCACGAGATACTGTATATCCTGACTCGTCAGTTTTTGTATAAATCTTTTGAACAATCGGTTCCTTTGTATTTTTTGAATTACTCAAATGTGTGTTATACCTCCTTTCTTTTAGAATCGTGTTACTTTTTTGGGTGCTCGTACTGAGAATAGTTTAGATATGTCGGTGGGAGATTGAGACTTTGGTTTAAGTTTGACACTCAAATCTTGGCAAATCTTAAAACTATACTGAAGTGCTGAAAATCTGTCTTTACGCATTCCTGATTTTTCTATAATTTTTATATTAGTTCCTTTGATTTCATGATCAAGATTTATCAATTCATTTACCATCAATGACGTTTGAACATAAGGTAATTTTAGCATCGCTTGTTCTTTCGGTGACATCTTAGAATATCCTCGAATTTTTCTAATTAATTCCTCTGCTTCGAATTCTGATACAAGTAAGTTAATTGAGCCATTTTGGAATCCAGCACGTAAAGCAATAGCGGCTTTAGTATTGAAATCAGCATTTGCTTTTACAGACCAAACAACTTTATTTGCATTACGAATCTTACATCTACTAGCCATGTTATCATCATTGATACATGTCATAGCATCATATGTAACTCCATATTCAGCATCATATTGAGGCTTTATTATAAAATCATAGACACCAATTCCCTGGCCATTTGTATCTAATACCAAATCAGTACAATTAAATTGATAAAACAGTCTCATTACAAGGATACCTAATTCATCAGTAGTTAATCCTTCATGAGTTTCCAAATATACAATATTTGATATATAATCATTTTTTTCAGTTGGTATAGCAGAATTTATTAAAAGAGCAGCAGCATCATTATTATGACGCTTACTTGCTAACAATGCTACATCGACAGATAATATACGTTTTTCATTTTGAGCTAATTCTGGAATCTTTATTTGATGATTTTTGTAGATTTCAAGAGGATAAAATGAATTCCTGATTTTTCTTCTTGGAGATATGTCGTCAAATTTAAAAAATGCTCCATCTGTATCTCCATACCATTCAGCACCCATTTCCATTTTAAAAGCAGTAGGATCAAAGTCTGCCTCAGACATTTCATCTTCGACCTGTTCACGAGACAATAGCCCCTCTCGTATGGCACATTGATATGGTAATCCAACGCAGAAATAACGTTTAGTATCATCGAGCATATTAGCATAGTAAGCTTTTAGTTTCTCAAAGCTCCAATGAGATTTATACCACGCAGACGACATATACATTTCGATGTTACGTTCCTGAAGATGTGCATATTTAGGATTGTTAAGATAACCAGGTGATCGTGGCGCAGTTAAGAATTTACGAAGAACCGTATTTATTGTATTTAAATCAACCATCCTAAATTCATCCACGACTATGAGTGTTGCTCGGTTATGGCGAGCCGAGTCATTAGAACTAACAATTTTTATCCAACTACCATTTCTAAAATCAACATGAGCATTGTTTATAGAAGTAGAAATTTCTGAAATTTCAGACCGTAGATTTGCAGAACCCCAACCATAATTTTTCATAAAATCATCATTTATCTTTTGAATGACCTCAAGTGATTGAGATTTGTACCCAGAAGCTACACAGATTTTTGTCCCAGGATACAGGATACAACGTACAACACAATATAAGCTAGTTAACCACGTTTTACCAGAACCACGGCTAGCAATATACATAAAGTTTGTACTAACCATCATCATATATATTAAAATTTTTTGAAATAGCTTTAATTTTACATTCAGGTACTCAAGTACAAACCTCTGTGGATTTTTTCTATAAAATGAAGCCCAATAAGCAACTCCTTCTAATACGCGCTCAGACTTTTCTTGATATACTTCTTGTAATGACTTTTTCTTTTCTTTTTTTTCGGTAGCCATAGTTACTCATCGTCCTTACTACCAAAAATTTTATCAAATAATACCTCACTATCAGATTCCTCATCATAAGAAGGTGGATTAACAGTATATTTAGCCATTACTTTTTCATATATATTAGAAAATCTATTTTTTAAACCTAACATTTTAGATGCATGGCCTCTATAAAACGCATCTATATAAGTACCAATTTTATCAACATCTGCAAGCTCTGTATCTATTTCTGGAAGAGGTCGAGTTTCTTCATATTTCTGAATCAACGTCCCCATTGTCTGTGCATCCGAAAATGTATCTAATGTGTTTTGCTTTGGTTTTAAATTACCCGTATCAAGCCATTGCTGATAAGAATTATCTAAATCCTTTGTAGATGCACCTTTTTTAATTGCATTACGTTTCATTAACTTAATAATTGATAAATTTTGAAAAGTTTCTTCTTGAGCCTTTTGAGAACAATCGTATCTTGAAATCCAGTCTTGATACTCAGTTTCAAGGAACATCAATTCTTCATTGTTATAATCTGTGCCAAACCTCTTTTTAGCGTCTTTTAAGGTTTTTTGAACAATTTTTGTATTTGCTTCTTGATTATTTTCTATATCATCAATAGAAAATTCAGAATCTTTAAATGATGTATTTCGATATTGTGGAAGAGAAGCCACCATTACTATAAGATTTTGTACCGCAGTTCCTCGAACCTTTTCGCCTACATTTTCGTTAATTGTTTGCAATTGTGCGTTATAATCATTTTCGCAGAATTTCCAATCAAGTTGTCTAAATGTATTTATTGTTTTTTCTCTGTTATCTGTTCTAACACCGGTCTTAGGGTCTACGTCTGTGCAGAGATCTAAAATACACGCTTTACAAGCAAAATGATTGAAACCACTTTTACTCTTATTTGACTTATAAAAATTTCCATTACTACCTTTAGTTGACTTCCATTTTCCACAGTGAGGACAAAAAATAAAATCTAAATTAAGAAGATGATTGTAATCTAAAGCTAATTCATGATATGCAGTTTTTACATTATTCACAGTTAGCTTCTTTATTTCATCATCTGTTTTAGCTTGTCTTAAATTAGCCGTAATAATCACTTCCTTCCTTTTATTCCAATAAAATAGAAGAGTAGTTAAACAACCGACTCTTCCGATCTATATTTCCATATATAACCTTGTGATGTTTTTGCATGTCCAGAACAATTACTTTGAATTGCTTTTAAATTAAAATTATTGTCTAAAATCTCATCATAAGTCCATTCTTTTAAATATTCCATATCTTTTGAATATTGTAAAATAATTCTTTCTCTGCTTCTTTTATCCTTTAGGGCTTTTTCTTTACGTTTAGCTTTGTTTTTATAATAAATTTCAGGGTTATCTTTCCAAACCCAAACATATCACTTATATGTATCATATTTGCCATTGCAAGCTGCTGATACCGTTGCAGAATTAAAGCCTTTCATACTTGTTTCGTAAGCAGAAGCATATTCTTTGATTAGTTCCATATTTAAATTGTATTGTAATACTGATTTAGGAAGATTTTTGTTTTTAGATAAATAATAATCCCAATCTATATTTCCAGATTTATAGTCTTTTTCATAAATCCAAATATATCCATAAGCTTTTTTATATTTATCTTTCTCACAACACCTTTTGATTCCACTACTAGATTTTTTTCCTAAATAATCACTAGCCTCTCCTGCACTGACAAATATTCGTATATAATTACCTTGTAAGTCAAACATAGCAATTGGCTCAGGATTTTGAATTAATCTCATTTTCATAATTTCTTCATCGGAATGTTTATATCCCCTACATCCTAATCCACCATCTGCAAAATTATATCCACTATTTTTGGAATCAAAATAATTTATCCAATATATTTCTCTTTCATCTAATTTTTCAAATTTACATTTTTCAATAATTTCAAATCGAAAATTGTTAGAACCATATTTATTCCATGCGTTTTGCAAATGTGCATTATGTTCTGAATTATGTTTTAAATAACTTCTATGTCGCATCCATCGGTATTTAAAATTATATGTTTGACCAATATATCTTTTCCCATTTAATATATTAGTGATAGAATAAATGCCGCATTCTTCATTATCTTTTTTATTTTCTTCGTTTCGTTTGTAATTTCCCATTCATATTTTCTCCAATCTCTCCATATCAACAATAATAGAAGAGAAGAGTGACTGGATATGGAGTACAGTCGTTCACGAAGATGATCAGTCTCCGTTATTCTTCTCTTAAATCCGACTACCTGCAATCGAAACAGTTACAATCCGCTCATAGTCAGCTAATAACTTATTCTCTTTTTACGAACTAAATTTCCGTATAAAATAAAAAGAGCTATTCCAAACGAAATAACTCTTTCTTCAGCTGTCAGAGTAGGATTTAAACCCATGTTATCCGATAGAAAGTCGTAGGTCTTTGACCACTTGACTAACCGAGCATATTTAGGGTGGAAGAGTACCACCCATTATTTTTACAGAATAACTTCTGTTTTACCTTCAAACTTAGTATTTAAAACACGAATCTCAGCAAGCTTCTTACCGATTTCTTCCTGAATCTTAGTAGCGAAAAGTTCAACTTTTGCCTTACCAAGTTTTTCAACACTATCAAAAGGTGCTTTGACTTCTGATTCTGGAATCTTTGTAACATCTACAGAGAATGTAATGTGAAGGTTTTCATCTACAACAAATGACTGGTTGATAATATCTTTTAATTCAACAGAGATAATAGTTGAATCATCAACTTCACTATCAGTTGTAACTGGATCTCCATTAGAGTCAGCTTTCATATTAGATTTAAAGGATATTTTAGAATATTCGATTGTTCTGACAAAATTATGTAACATATCTTTTTCAGTAGCAGCATCAGTATCAGATGTACCTAATTCTGCAACAGAAATATCTACACCAATAATATTTTCATCAATAGTTTTGCTAATATTTAATTTCATTAATTTATACCCTCTCTTTCGTTTACAATTATTTGGTTGTATGCATCTTTGAAACTGATTACTAAGTCCCTTAAAGTTTCTTTATCAATAGTACAGTCCAAATTACTCATATCAATATTCGGATTTGATACAGTAAACTCCAATGTATTTCCATTTGGTGCAAATAAAACTTCCACAGATTCATTGAGTAGAAGAGTAATAGAATCAATTTTATTTCCATTATTCGATGTTATTCGTTTTACTTGACCGACTTTTAATCTATCATTTTCAATAGATAATCTACTTGCCATTATATGTACTCCTTTTCTTTTATTTTTTCGTTTTCTTTTAATCGTTGAGTTGCGGAAATAGGACTCGAACCTACATACTCTTGATTATAAACAAAGTGAGCTTCCAATTGCTCGTCATTCCGCTATGATAATAGGAGAGGAGTGCCCTCCCCATATCATATAGATTGGTAAGATCCACTGCCAATTGATTACCAGTCAACCGACAAAGAGAATGTTGAAAATTCTCTGAAATAGATGGCAAACGTGGTTCAAAAACCATCACAAACCCAGATTTGTAACTCTGGTAAAGTCATTATCACCCATTTATTCTTTGGAATATCAGCCTGAAGCACTAACTAACTGATATTGAGTCCATGGAACTCAGTTTATTAGGATAGAAGAGTGCGCACAATCCCATCCATGCTATTGTTATCCAGTTGCAATGCCATCATTGGATTCGAACCAAGACTTCTGCTTATGTTAGCGTACTATCCGTTATACTAATGACCTGGATAATTAGTATTTTTCGTCTTTCCAGAATGCCAGACCGCACAGCAGTCATTCACTAATTTTCCATACATAAAACTCAGAAAAGACAATAAGCCATTTCTTACAAAACTCCATGGATTGTTTTAATTCTTTTTAATACTCTGTAGATACTATTTTGCAAGTGCTTTTCTTTCGGATTTATAATCCTACACTGTCTTGGGGATATAGCAGTAACCCTTCAAATACTTCAACAAACACTGAAGACAGTCCAACATTTATCTTCGACGTATACTTACAACTCAAGGAAGTAAGGGCGTATCACGTATCTTGCCTTAGTGATACTATTTTGTTATTCTCTCTTTAACGCAGAGAATACGAACATCATCTCACTTATGGTTGAGAGATACATATTATCCGTGATGTTTATAGGATCAAGTCGCTAGAGTAGTTGCGACAGTGTTATTATTTGTCTTGTGCCCACACCAGGCAACACCTCATCGTTCGGCAATTTATTAATCGGATAGCCGTATAACCGATACTCTCTGTTGATTTAGCTATTCCAGTCGCAAGGATGTTACGGTATCCAACCGTTAGAATCTTACACCGTTCAAGACAGAAGCCTTTATTCAAGGATTTTTAGCATTGACTCTCGCCAATATCCTGGAATGTATTTGAAGTCCAACATTTTACTACCTGTTATCCTGCACACTAGCCGACAGTATGGCGTTGGACAGATCCTCCTAAGTTGTTATTCTCTAAAATTCCGCAAATATACGGCATTTTATGGAAATGTTTTGACAGAATATGTCGTGAATAATATAATAGAGTAGACAAGCAGATTTCCATCATTTTGATTTAGGCTAGATCGAGATGGTCAATAGGCGGTTCTGAGTCACGTCTGAATGGTGACATTCAGTTTAACATAGATATCCTCGTGACATCATGTAGGAAATACTTACAAAGGAGGATACGAAGTAGTGACTTTAAGTGTTTTTATTATTACTATTGTTTACGGAACAGTTAGTAGTGTATTGGCTACTTACATAGTACGTTACATTGATAAGAAGACACAAAAATGACCGCCCTCGCTAAAGTCCGGTCATTAATGTGTTAAGTATTTAATTTATTTAGCCGTTTCTGATTGTATTTGGCTCAAACCGTCTAACGGAAATTTGCTTGTTTGTTTTTTACATGTAATATATTAACACAGATATGTGGAAATATCAAGACAGAAAGTTAGATCATAGGTCTGATAAAGATTTTTGTTCTACTTTCTTAATTTCGCCATCTGCAAAATATTTTTCAAATTGTTCATCTGCTTCAATATCTTTATACACAGAGACCATATCTAATGAACTCCATCCGACAAGCATTTGAATTACATCATCTGGTAATCCGCTACGTGAACAAGCTGTACAAAAATAATGTCTGATCGCGTGCCAGTAAAAGTCTATTCCTAAAATATCGCTAAAAGTTTCAGCCCAACTATCAAGAGTCTTTGGATCCATAGGTTCGTCTAAGTACTTACCATTAACTTTTTTAGGGAAAAGCCATTCAGATTCAATTCCATTATCTTTTCTGTATTTCATCCACATATCAAAATATGGTCTAAAAGGTTTAGATAGTATATAAAGAGTTAATAATTTTCCTCTACTTCCCCTTCCTTTTGTTTTGACTTGTTCTGGCGTCTTATATAATGATCCATAAATAATATTATCATCATCAAAATATGAAACCTTAAATCTAGGAAGCTCACTTTTCCGCCTTCCACTATTCATAGCAAGAGCAAGCATACAAGCCTTGTCATATTTCTTTTTCTCAACAAGTATTTTTAATAATTGATCTAATTGTTCATCCTCAAGTACTGTTTTAGTAAAAACTTTTTCATTAACTGGATTTTCAATTTTTCGAATAATTGGTCTGAAATTTTCAAACTCATCATCCAACATATTTTCAACATAGTTTGAAAGAGATGAGAGAGTAGATTTTACTCTGCGCATTCTTGCTGGACTCCACTTGTATTCTGTAAGGCAATAACTCTGATATTTTGAAATATCTCTTTTAGATAATTCAATAAAGAATTTGTTCCCACAATATTGCAAAAGATATACCCAAAATATACGTAAGTCATTTGCATAGGCTTCGATAGTATTTGGTGATCTATCAACAGATCGAAGATAATCTAAAAAATCATTTCCTAATTCTATATTCTCTGTATTACATTGTGATAATAGCTCATCAGTCACAATATTATTATGTTGTATTTTTCTTCCCACTAAATCACTTCCTTTCAATCAAAAAAGAAGCGAGATAGTAATAATTATCAAACCGCTTCTTTAAAATATTTATTCAATATATTTTTATACATTTCTTCATTCATTTCGTCAGGCAATAAAATATAATAATCGAGACCATTGCGTTCAAAAATATGACATTTGGTAATGGGTGTAGGTGGATTTGAACCACCGACTCTTGATTTAAAAGACCAATACTCTATCCAGCTGAGTTATACACCCAAAGTGCGCAGTCTAAACTACACACTCATATTTATTACCAGTCAAACAAATGACGGTATTCGTTCATAATATCAGCAAATTCATTATATTTCTGTCTTGCTTCATCAAACGCATCACACACTCTGTCAAGAACTTTATCATATTCCTCTTCGGAAGTCTTCTTGCCATTAACATAGTATGAAACACTGGTTTCAGGATGATTTGCACAGCGATCACATTCGCATATGTAGTATTCATAATCATCTTCATCCTCTTCACCAACAGATACTTCAAAAATAGCTTCACTGTCCAGATGTTTCAAAGCAGTAGAAGAGCAGTTATCCATTACATAAATAACAGCTGAATCATTATCAAGATATCCATTTTCTCTCTTCATTGGCTCACACCAGATATCAGATCCATTTACATTACATAGAGAAATAACATACTCATCTTCGTATCCACCATATTCAGGGATCTTAATCTGAATTTCCTCGATTTTATAACCGCACTGAATCAGATTCTCAATAATTTCTGTCGCTTCTGCATACTTAGCAATAATAGTAACGTCATTTCCTTCATCGTTATCCTTGATAGCATCGTAATTTTCAGTGACTTCAATGACAAAATCTTCAAAGTCATCAAAATGTAACTTTTCCAACATAATCACCACCAGTCAAATTAAGCGTTCTTAACAGCATCCTTAAATGCTTTACCTGCCTTAAACTTAGGAGCCTTAGAAGCAGCGATCTTCATAGCCTCACCAGTCAGAGGATTTCTTCCATCTCTAGCAGCTCTCTCAACAGCCTCAAAAGTACCAAATCCTACCAGCTGTACCTTACCACCGGCTACAACTTCATCCTGGATAGCCTTAAGTACACCTTCTACAATAATGCCAAGATCCTTCTTGGTTACTTCAATTTCAATATTCTCCTGAGTCTTTGCGATTAATTCTGTCTTGTTCATTTAATTATTCTCCTTTTTTCCTAAAATTTATTTTATATTTTTCGGCAGTTTTGTTTTGCCTTTTGCGAGTATTTTGTTTTGTGTTTTTCGGCAATATTTTTTAAGATTGTCGAAATAATAAAGAGAGCAGTAGCGAACTGCTCCCAATATGGCTTCGTCAGCCAAAATTAACCATAGGTTATTTCCATTTATTAATTGCCAGTTGGAGTCTGGACTATTTTATGTTATACTAATTCCGTGATTTCATATCACATTCTTGGTCATCAGCCTTTCCATAGAATTTGTTTTTTCTTACGAAAGGAGGACGAAGATATGAATAAGTGTGTATTTCCTTATATTGTATCAGTCAGGTCTTACGAACGTTTTCGCTTGGGAAAGTGGGAACAAGTAACTAAGTACTGGCGTAGACCGCCTAGACGGTAGTTTATAATTCTTCATCCTGAAGCCGTGATCAAGCTCTCATGTTGATTACTAATTCTCGATGACTGATGACCTTTTATGATATGTTTCACTGGAATACATAGTTTCACCGTTGTGGTGAAAGTGTCACTATGAATGAAATTAGTATTTTAACTAATAAAATCTAATGGAATGTGATATGTTGCTTCTCTACCATATACATCATTAAATATCATTAATGTTTGTCCTGGACGAGAATACAATCTATTATCATTTGAATAGTCGTCTGCACCACATAATGACCTAATCAATATACTTTCAATATCAAATCGCTCAAACTCTTCAAGATGATGCTTATCACCTGACACGGTATAATCAATTGTTTCACCAAATTTACGAGAGAAAAGAGTATTAAGCGTAACTCCAATATCTTTAAAGTTCTTTTCCAAATCACCATGTACACAACAGATATTTTTTCCAAGGACACTTAACTTTGTAAATTCCTTATATTCAGAATACAGAATTTCTACTTTTGAATTATTTTGTAAACGTTGTTCAATCCACCAAGGAATGATTTTTTCCATATTATCTGAATGAATAGATTCACTTTTATTTTGTATAGTTCTCATATGATTGCCATAACAAGAATATAAATACACATGATTTACTTCATTAGATAAATTATTGATTGCTTCGGCCATAATTTCAGAAACATGCATTAACTGATCACAAGCCTTCTCTTCAGATTCAATCCTGCAAGTCGTATGAATTGCTCCATGTGAAGCATCTCCAAGCATAACAATATTAAGTACATCAATATTATTTAAACGAATAAATTCTTTTGACATTTCTACAAAAGCTTTTATGCGTTTCTTACAAATATCAGGATTATATTTGTTCCAAATATTATCTGTAACCATTCCGTAGTGCCAATCAGACCAAAACATAACCGCCTCTTTATGAACATTTGGTTTAAACCATTTTTCATTGAATACCAATGGCTTTTCTTCATTTAGTCTATTAGCAGCATCGACAAGTCTATCCATTAAATGTTCTGAACGAGCATCAAAAGTAAGTTCTCTATTGTATTCCCTACGTTGATCAGACAAACGTTTACGCTCTTTATACAGTTCGTCTTTTTGAACTTGTAGCTCTTTAAAATATGAATCTTCGTCTTTATATGTTTTAAAAACATTTGCTTCAAAATATCTTTTAGCTTGCTGATAAGGTTTTCTATAAGCAGCTTCACTTCGATATTCTGACTCATCAGTTCTAAACTCTTTATTAATTACATTGGCGATATCATCCCAACTCATATCTAAATTGCCAGAATCCTTTGCTTGCCCCAAACGAAAAATAAATTGTTCTTCGTTTTCATTTTCTAATTTATGTAAGTCGATTATAATGTCCACCTACTTTCAATTATTCTTCGTCAGAAGATTCAGTAGGCTCATCGAGTTCATTTTCTTCTTTTACCTTTACATTAATCTCAACACCGCCACCATTAAATACAGATAACAGGGTAGATAACTTCTTTGTTTCGCCATCCACATCAATCGTCATATTATCAGTATCAATGATTCCTGCAATCTTCATAGAAGTCTGCTTGGTTTCCTTAAAAACAAAATTTGCCATTTCTTTTTCTCCTTTTTCTCCAATAAAATAGGAGAGTAGTTTAACTCTCCTTAAATAATTAAAGTTAGATCAGTGATAACCTCGTCGATGACACCATACTTTAACAGTTCATCACTAGATAAATACCAATCTTTATTCCTATTTTTATTAAAAGTCTTTTCGTCGATAGTAGTATTATCAAGAATATAAGACTTCATTTGTTCAATTTGTTTCTTATAATTTTTCTGTGCTTCCTCGATCTGCTCTGCCGTGCCTTGGAATGCAGCGGATCCACTATGTACAAGCATAGAAGTATGAGAAAATGCATAACGTTTCTTCCCTGATAGGAAGATTAAAAAACCTGCCGACATTGCAACGCCCATTCCAATTGTGATAATCGGAATTCTACTTGATTTAACCAAATCACAGAAAAAGAGAGCCTGTTCTATATCTCCACCATAACTATGAATAAATAGACGAATCGGATCAGGACTTTCGACATCCTTTTCCTCAATATTCATTTGAATAATAATCTTTGCAAGTTCGACAAGAGAATAGTCTTCATCTATTTCATAATCAATGTAGAATGTTCTATCATTTCTACTTTTCCAGTAAGTATATTCTTCAGGAGACGGCAATTGATCTTCTTTTATACCGCCCACTAAAGGTATTTCCAATAATTCCATAGGCATTTTGCCTCGTTCTTTCTATAGATTTCTCATAATGAGATTTTTGTGCCATTATTAACGGCAACAACTTTTGTAGATTTTAAACAATCGAAAATTGCCTCTTCAAGATCATGTTTGAATTCAATTTTATTTAAATCTCCATGTACAAGATATATTTTTTCACAGTTAATAGACTTATAATAATTAATCATATCAATTCTCTGCATATGGCTTGAAAAAGATTTGAGATCATATATCTGTGCATTATTTTTATATGGCTTCCCATTAATATTGATAGTTTTATTGTCTTTATTGTGCTTGATCTTCCAGGCTAAAGTATCTTCGCCTGAGTAGCCCATAAATAAAATACAATCGTTCTCATGTGGCAAAATACTTTGAGTCCACTTCACACTACGCCCAGCTGTTAACATCCCAGAGCTACTCAATATGACTTTTGCTTCTTTGTCAGAAATAGCTGCTTTGCTGTCTTCTGGCGTAATAACTCTTCTTATATTTTTCCATGACATCATCTCATCAAATAATTCTTTTCTATCATCTTCGAGAATAGAAGAGTAGCAATCTAATAATCTGTTTGCTAATGGACTGTCTACCAGAATAGGTACTTTAAAATTTTCATCTTTTCCAAATAGTGAATATAAAATCCATAAAATATATGGAGTTCTATCAAGAGAGAATGACGGAATTAAAACACGATTGTTATTATCTACGCAATACTGTTCTACAACAGATTTGATCTTTTCAATGTCTTTTTTATAAGTCTCTTTGGTACACTGTCGATCTTTACTTGAATACGTACATTCCATTATTGCTATATTACAAGAAGAAATAGGCTTAAAATTTTCTACAAAAACCCTGGTATCCTGCGTTGCTATATTTCCTAAATCGCTAGAAAATAATATTTTTCTAGTATGAGAACCACCATTTATATATACTTCACATTGCTTAGAAAGAAGAATATGTCCTGCATCCGTATATCTAATTGCTAACTCATCTGATAGTTTTACAATATTGTCAGATTCTATTTCTTGTACATAATCTAGTGTTTTATATACAATGTCTTCAGTATAAAATGGTTCATAGTTTCTATCATCTTTAATATTTAAGACTTCTACATCTCTACAATTAATAAAACTACTATCTAACCACATTTCTTTTAATATTGCAGTAGATCCTTTTGGAACAATGATTTTTGCATTACATTTTCCTTTTGCATATAATGTTGGAATCATGCCAATATGGTCTTGGTGGCAATGTCCAATTATTATGTATTCAATTTCTTGCGGTTTGGTTTTCTGTACAAATTTCATATTAGCTCTATAATTTTCAAGAACTGTATGCTCTCCTTGAATCATTCCACATTCAAAAAGGTAGCAATGTTCAGAAGTTTTAATCCGTGTACAGGATCCAGTTACCCCTTCTGCATTACCACCAATAATCTCAATATTTACTTCATGCTTTTTCTTTGCGATGATCAGACACCGCCTTTCATATAGATTTCGTTACTTAACGATAGTAGAAGAGCGCATTTCCCTTAACTTTCTCATATTATTCTTAGTCTCTGCTAGATAATATGTATGAGAATTACTGTATGTATGGCTAATACCTTCGTAACCCCAACATACGCCCATTTTATTCAATTTTAATGCTTCACTTTTAGAAATTAATACTATTTTAAACACATCCTTTTATTCAAATTTCCTACGTAAGTAGGATACTAAGTTTCTTGTGGGCTTTGAACCCACGTTAACTGATTGGAAGTCAGTCGTGCTAAACCAGACTACACTAAAGAAACAAAATACAATAAACTGATCCAGTAGGGCTCGAACCTACAACACCTCGGTTAACAGCCGAGTGCTCTACCATTGAGCTATGAACCAAAATAAAAAGAACTCCGTGAAACACGAAATCCTTTTACTATAAGCTGAGATATTTGACTTATTACGCTAACATCTATTGTGGTTGGACACAATTTATCACACGGTCGATTAGACTGTAGTTAGCAACAACACAGATTTTGACATAATCTGCAAACTCTTACTATGAAGCGTTATAGATTTCCTTTTTGCACATTCTTCCTTGCGAGATTCATAGGTTGCGACCTATTAGAGTTGCACGTACTTGTAATTTCTCATATAATGCCTTGCGAGCCTTATATGCCACCATATTACAGATGGATAAGTTGTTTTTCTCTTCATAGTCATACACACTTTTGCTTCAGTATTTTGATATTTTCAAAATTAATATAATTTGTAATATTATTATTTTACCATCAAAAGTATGTATTTTATTATGGACGATGAGGTGTATATTTGACCATTAGTACCTTTTGAGTACCACCCAATCATCACCATCCTGCTCGACTTGCTATCGTCTAACTTTGTATTAAATTCCCTCTTTTTCAAGTTGTGAGAATTACCTACAATCCAATCAGCACTTATTCTTGCGGAATTCGCACCAATTGTACATAAATCATCCCCAGATTTCTCTGTTAATACAGCGCATTGTTATTACGCCTACTTAACCGTATCATTAGCAGTAGCCCTCTGATTTTAGGTCAAGCATAGATTTATGTGTTTTCCGTCAAACTGTATTTCTACAGTCGCAGTACTGTAATACATCAATACCGCTTTATACATGTTATCATGCTTATTTAACGATCCGAAACCGACCGCCTACAGAAGTAGGAGATTACGGGAGTAGGGCATGATCCTACATACTCCTGGATATGAGCCAGGTGAGCTTCCAATTGCTCGTCATCCCGTGATATATTTTTAGAACACCGGCAGCAATACAATCAGAATGACAATACAGCCACCGGCAAAGAAATGGAGGTGACACAAAATGAAACCTAAATATCAGATACTTATAAGAAAACTGAAACATCAATCATAATTTCAACCAATTATTTGAAACGTTACTAAGTAACGGAATTAATCCAATATCTTTAAATAGAATTTATATATTATTTTCATTATAATATATTTTATCTGTAAATTGGCGAAACGATTATTGAAATTTCATGTTATTGAATTTATGAGAGTTTGAAATAACAAAAGAATGAGTTAACACTTTACGAAACGTATAGTGACTATTATTTGCATTAACATAGAGTTAAGCCAACCAATTATATGTATAAAGTAAATTAAACTTCATTAGTTTATTAAACTTACCATTTGTTTTTCATCATATGTGATCTATGGTATATCACACAAACCTTGCAGCATCATAGTTCATCTGCATCTGAACCGATTGACAATTATTCAATCCGCTTCAGCTCTCTCGTAAGTACCTGATATTTTTCAACAGGAGAGAAGAGTGCTACTTTTTACAAGCAGCAACTACTTCCTCAAATGTATCAGTTACATCCCATGTAGGAACAAAATCTACAACAGTAGTGAGTTCGATTGCATCCAGTTTTGTGGAAATCTCATCAGTTTCCTTCTGATATTTCTTAGCCAGATTACGAACATCATCACGCTTAAAGTTAATAGTAGTCACACTATTAACATCATAATAATAAGACACCTGATCTCCAGCCTCATTGAACTTATAGCCGGTTCCACGAGAAGTTGTCTCGCTATTCTTAATACTTGCCATATTATTAAACACAGAAGAAATTCTCTGCTTTAATTTATTCATAGAAACCGAAGAGTCAATATCAATTTCAGTAGATCTCTTGGCAAGAGTAATAGCTTTAGTTAGCTTTTCTTTCTCTGCAATAACTGCACATACTACATCAATAAGATCATTTGCAGTAAAATCTACATTATGAACATTCTTCACCTCAATAATTTCATCATCTGCAAGAGGATTTATTTTCTTTCGATTATGTGTCTCTTTTGTCTCAGTGACAAAATCAGTTCTACAAAGATAATTAGTAGCATTGCTTAAAATAAGATCCAAAAAATTCTGATAACGAAATGCTTCTTTTAATACCATTCCTTTTTCTCCTTTTAATTCCATATATGATAATTGTTATTTGTTACAACTATTTATTCTCTCTTTTATGTAAAAGAAAGACTGAAATCATTTTAAATTGTTATGTAATTCTCTAACCTTTTTGCGAAAATCATCAGTGAATACTGAAGTAATAGACAATATAGAATCACTTTTTAAAATTAGATTAGACTTTGATTGTTCTAATGGTATATATCTTGAAGTTACTTTTAATCCTGGAAATATTTTTATTTCAACATATCTATCCTTGTCACTAAATTTATCCTTTACCACATCACCCAATGAATTTAATATTCGAATTACGTCCGTAGCAGAACAATCAAGTCTATTACATATCTCATTAGCAATATCATTTTGATTATAATATTTTTTTTCTTGTTGTATTGTAACATCCTCCTTTTCTATTCGAACAGATATGAAGTTTACAATAAAGAGTAGGGTAGCAAACCGTAATATAATAAGTAGAAAACTACCCTCTCCTATGTAACTTAAATTTAGCTCTCATATGAGAACTATAATTCCGCATTAATTTGCGAATTGACTTGTTTTTTTGTGATTTTAAAACAAATATTAAATAAATTAATATCTGATCCACCATCTTCTAATTGCAATATTTCTTTTTTTGACTCAAGAATAGCTTTATTAAAACTTTCGTTTCCACAAAGGTATAAAATTTCTAATAAAATATTTTTTATCTGTGAATTTTCTTTATCTTCAATAGAAGAAAGTAAACGATATAATGTTGAAAAACCAATTGTTTCAGATTCGAGATCTGAAATCAAATCAATTTTAAGTTTATTAGCTTTATCATTACGTTCCTCTTTTGAGTCTATTTCACTAGCAAATATATTTTTCCTTTCATTTATATATTTTTTTAAAATATTATAAATATTATTTATTTGCTTTTGATTTACATGAGTACTAAAATATTTTGAATTATCCAATATTGATACAAATGGCAGCCAATCTTTTTTATAAGGATTTTTAATTTTGAATCCATTAACAATCGTCTGCAAATAATCCATAGAAGTATGATATTTACAATAATTTTTCTTATCTGGATTATAATACCCCTTTTGTTTAGAAATATGAGAAAAGAAGTGTGGCATTTTCTTTTTTCCTCTAACTAATTCCCCGTTCTCATCTTCTTCATATTCACGTACAAATTCATCATACTTTAAACGAAGCTTATCAAGCTCTTTCCCATTATTTATAACAAATTCTTTTTTTGCCTTATCAATTTCAATGCCAGACATTACATCCAACTGACAAATATCATAGTAAAGCTCTTTAATATCATCATAAGTAGCACCGTGATACATTTTTTCCCAAAGCAAAGAATTAAGTTCCTGTGACAAATTTACAATCTCACCAATTTTATTTACTGAAGTCTTAATGTCAAGATCTGCTTGTTGTTCAGGTGTATAATATCTTTTTACCTTTGTTGAACTGACAAATGATGTCGGTGTTTTGAATAAATGATAATTTCTCTTTGCAGCCCGAATAAGCTTTTCATTATCAGTAAGCATTACGGTATCGCTATCATAATCAGCACCAGATAACCTCTGTAATACATTTTCTCCGATGGCATTAATACACACAATTTCATTAGTCAGATTAAAATAACAATCTATTAATTTATTCTCTGTATTGTATGGCAACCAAATATTGCCGATTGTAACATGTGGAGATCTACTGGCAAGAAGTGTTTTATTATATTCAAAACGTGTACTATGAATATTACCAATACCAATTTGACTTTTTCCTTCAAATTTTCCAATTGACTGTTGCAGCATTTCAATAGGATTGCCAAGAAGAGTAGAGTAGTTTCCATTTACATATACATGTCCATTCTTAATATTTTTATAGTATGAACGAAGCAGATCAATAAGAAACTCTTGATAATATTTTGTCTTTGTAAAATTATCATTAATACACATTAGATTATATACAACATCATTCTTGCTTTTCATAGCCTTATCCATTACTGACATTTCATCAATATCAGGATATTTAATATAATAACGCACAACTTCTGGTCTATCTCTAAGCATCTGTGCAAAATCAAGTGATTCCTGCAAAAATTCTCTTACTTCATCTTTTGACATTTGAAGTGTGTTAAGCAACTGATAATGAGTTTGAACCAACCGACCACCAAAGAAATGTGTCTTTTTATCATGCTTTACAACTCCAAAATTAGGATACAAATGGTCAAGCCATTCGTCCAACGTACCAAATTTTAAATATTTAATACTATTTGGAGTAGTAATTAACTTAACATCTTCAATTCGTGTAGCTCTTGTTTTCCCATTAAGTTGAGATATATCAGTGATATTATTATCTTTGAACCATTGCTGAATATTACAGTTGAAACAACAAGATTTGAACATCAGATTTCTAAGAAGAAGCATACCATATTCTGAGTAATCACCAAATAATGATATATCCATAAGTGATTGACCATCCCAGATGGTATTTGTGATTTCGCAATTCTTTTCTGTAGTTTTTAACCAACCATTTTCGTCGTGAGTTTCGATTACATCTTCATTAAATACACTATCATAATCATCGATTAAAAGAATGTTTTCTGGCTTGATTTGAATTGTATCAATGATACTGCTAGACGGAAGAGCAATATATCCTTCATAAGCAGCTAAGTCAATCGGATCGCCTTGATTGTATTTAAGTCCACCTGAACTAAACTTTAATAATGGTTCATATAAGTCTTTTCTTATAAATAAACATTTGCCAACTCTAGCAGATCCAGTAGAACGTTTCATACGGCAATATTCAACTCCATTACATATGAACCCATTCTTATATAATTCCGTTCTTAAATCTGCATTTGTTTTAAGTGTTTTTGGTTCTCCATTTTTACGATACTGAGTCTGGACTTCTTTGATTATTGATTTATCCTTTTTGTCATAAATATTTACTTTCTCTACAATAAATGGTTTGGGTGGAGTAATTGATTCATTAACTTCCTCATTTATTTTTATACCAACAATTTCACCGTCTTTGGTTTTAGCGACACAATCTTCAAAAACTAAATTCCTATAATCATATCCAAATTTGACAAAAGTATTTTTGTTCATTTGATTCCATTCTTTGACAGAATACTTAAATGTTAGATTGATTACATTTATGGAGTAATCATGTTTTTTAATTCTAAATAAGAAATCATGCTTTCTGAATTTTTTATAATAAATATCTCTCAGTTCTATGAGATCCAAGCTATAATCAAGCGTGTTAATAAATTTTCGTAAATTATACTGTCCATCTTTAAGCTTTAAATTATATCCTTCTGGATTTCCCTCAATATAATGTGCTGATAAATAAATATCTTTTGCATCAATAGATGGTATGTAAACTCCGTTATTATTTACCATATTAACGTTCCTCCATAATTCTAATCTTACTATTTAATCCTTCTTTTGCTTTAACAATCATATTGTTCATTTTAGAAGACATAAGACTTTTTATATCAATATAATTCTGAGATTTTCCATTAAAATTTAAATATATGTTTTCTTCAAAATAGTTTAAAAATTTAATAGTTATTGTAAATTCATGAGTATACCCATAAACAGTATTAGAACTTGTAACATGCCAATAAGTATTAGAACATCTATTAATTTTGTTTTGTATTTTTTCAAATTCAGGTATAAAATAGTTAATTATATATTTTTCATTTTCTTCAAAACATACTCGCTTTTTCCGAATACTTTCCAATAATGGAACAGTATGTTCATTGTGAAATTTTTCCATAATCGGATGAAAATAGTTATAAACATCGTCTTCAGTAATGTAATCATAAATGTATAAATGAGAACGTTTATCCCATTGTGGATTATCTTTAAAAATAATATGTTTATCTTTTCTAAATAAATGTGTACTATCTAAAAGATTAGAACCACTATATCCAAATTCTCGATTAAGTTTTCTAATAGTAGCACTAATATGTTGCAAACGAACATTTTCAATATCTTTTTTATCAGTATAATTATTCTCTAATTCATATTTTAATGATGAATGTTTTCCTCTCATCTTTTTACATATAAAACGTTGATCATCTGAATCTAGCTGCTTAAAAGCATCAATTAATATGTCAATTTTAGAATTACCAGAATAAAAATCTTGAAGTTTTCTCCAAAAATAATCTAATCGTTCCCATTGTATCTTATATTTAATAAGATCTTTTCGTTTCCAATAAATTTTTCTTTCTGTAATTAAATCATCATAATCTTGTCTAGTATAATGTTTTATATAACATTCACCAGTAGAAGATGAATAGATAATATTAAATTCTGGAATTCCTGCCGTTGTAGCTTTTACTAATTGACCATTTACATCTAGTTCTAAGACATCACATCCAAGTTCATCCCATTTTTCAATATAATCATCAGTCTTTTTGTTTGTATTTGCTATTTCAATATAAAACATCTTCCCATTCGTAGTTTCTACGGTAATGTCAGGACGGTAATCACCGAACTTGGTATGATATGTTTTTTCAATTTCTGAATTAACAACTTCATATATAGTTTTACCAACTTTGAATTTACTTTCTTGCTTAAGCAACCATGTTTTATAAGCAAAATGAATTCTGCTTTCTAGTGAGCACATTCCATCAATATGATGAAAACATCTTTGTTTTTGATAGATTTTATTTGGATCTTGTCCATTCCAAAGTTTAACTCTTCCTAAACAAATAGGACAATAAAGTACGTCACTGCCACTTACATTGTAAACATTCTTCCAATCAGCATATTCACCTTTAGAATCCAATGCGTACATCAACTCTGGTTCATAATTTATCATGCAATTTCTCCCTTATTTATTCTTCATTATTTCTCAATAATTTCCCATAGATTATCTTTCTTCCAATTCAATAATCCATAGCAATGTAATCCAAGCTGTTCAGCCATAAAACCAATATCCTTTAAATCAAAAGTATTAGTAGTAGATTGAATTAACTGGATGTGATCTTCATCACATTTCACAGCTCCTAATAACTTGTTCTCTTTTGTGATTGCAAAAACAGCACACTGGCAGCATTCATTATCTGCACACATACAACCGCAGAAATCTAATACATCATCATCCGTATTTAATACCAAATTAGCTTTTCCGCCACATCCGCATTCACAAGTAGGAGCTTGTAGAAAATTACGCTCTACATCTAATCCACATTTTTCAAAAGTAATTCTAGGTCTATATTCATATCTAATTATTGCTGATTTCATTTTTACATCCATTCGGCAATATCTTCGCAACGACATTATCTTTTAATTCATCATTTTTATCTGCACAAACACAATATAATTTTCCGCAATCTACTTTGAGACAAAGTTTCTTTAACAGATGGTCTGTTACAAAGTCATTATTATTCTGCAATACTACAATTCTTCCCATACTGATCAATCCTCGAAATATACAGGTACTCTATTGATTCCATAAGATTGACAGATCAAATAAGATATGTAACCATCGACCAGTGTAAAATCTCTCTTTAATACAATCGGAGCTGGTAGCTCACCCGTCTTAAGATAATAATTATATTTTGCTTCCTGTTTTGCAAAACTAGGTTTGCTTTCGCTAAACTGAGCCGTAATCTCAATGTCATCAATATCTACATAGTACTCATTGCCGGTTTCATATACACCAAACAGTTCTTTAATTCCTCTTATTAACTTTCCCATAAATTATCCTCCATTTCTTTTGACTCCATATCCAAGCCAGTCTAATAACCAACGTAAATTTTTTTCACAACCAAAATGAATACACTCACCATGGTCATTTTCTATATACTCATCACCTTCATATATTCCCTGACCACATACTTCGCACATAGCAATAAATTTTGGCGGTTCATATTTAGGGCACCTCAAATTATGCATTCCTTCAGGTTCGCCACATATTTCACATGTCATTTATTAATTCTCCATTCGTTTCTAAAATTATTTCAATCTTTCATAAGCAAAACCATCGTCAGTAGAATAGTAGATATCCTTTATTCCTATATCTCTTATGGCGGTCATGCAACTAGGACACGGACGAGATATACCATAATCCTGATCATGTCGGATCCTGTAAATATACAATTTAACTTTTGAGAAATTTATATCCAGATTACGGATAGAGTTAATGCAGCTGATTTCTGCATGAAGATTTGGAATAAAGTATGTATTATCTATAGCTCTGTAACGATTATAATAATTCTGTCGTGGATGAGTTTTATTACTATTACATCCAATTCCTATAACGGATCCTTGATATACCGCCACGCATCCCACATGTATCTTTGTAAAATCTGAGATAGCGGCGACTTGTTTTGCTTTCTGAAAATATTTATAGTCTATTCTTGCCAACATTTTACATATTTAAAAATTATCCTTTCTGAGAGCAATAGAAAATTGACTCGATTTCAGCGTTTTATATTTAGACGAACAACTTACCATCAAAGCACGTTTCGTTGAAATTTGATGTATAAATCTATTTAAAACTCCAATAAACTGAACATAGTAGAAGAGTAGTATTACTTCTTTTTCTTTGCTCTATAATCAGCCAACGCCTGTCTCATCTTTTCTTTCTGTTCTTCAGATAGCTGCTTCTTGGGCTTATTAGGATCAGGCTTGGATCCTGGATTGATACGAAACCACTTCTTCGGAATTTTCGCACAGATACTTCCGTCTTTATTCTGAGTCAGGTATTTAAACTCTTCAGCACGTTCTTCATAAATTTTCTTTATACGATTAATCATCTTTCTATCTGTAAATGATACACAAACATATCTTTCGCCAGTCAGATAACAAAGATCATTTTCATTGTTGTTTTCAAAATCCTTTTCAACTGCCATATTACTTATCAACCTCCGCCGTACGTTTTCTTGCTTTAATATTTTCTATGCATTTCTTATCAAATAGAAGATCGGCATAGATACGATCCGCCCATGATTGTGCTTTTTCGTGGCGTGGGAAGTCGGTGCAGTAATCTGTATAGTTAATAATTCCTCCAAAAGTGTTACGGTGTTCCTCTAGTGTAAAATTTCCTGTCATAAATTAATGTCTCCTTTTTGTTCATCATTCGCATACCTCCTTTAAATTTGGTGCTGCGTTTATTGTTACAATTACTTATTCTCTGTTTGATGTGGAATTATTTCTAATCCATTGTTTCAATAAATTTCGCATTCTTATACTTGGGATATATACCCAAATATCTTTCCCCTCACGGATAGCAGATCTCCATATAAACTGAAGCATTTCAGATAAAGCAAAACCATCTTCATCGATAGGTGAATCTTCGCCAGATGAATAAAATAAATTACAAACAAAAGCTAAATAAATAGCGTTGTACGAAGCTTTTTCATTAAGTGAAATAAATCCTTTACGAAACCCTTTACCTTTAATTAACGGTACTACTTCATCATATGTAGTCCATAAACATTCTAAAGATTTCGCTTTACATATATTATGAAAGTAATTTGTAATATGTTTTCCTAATTGAATTATCTCTTTTTGATTGTCTTTGTCATAAAACCATTTTCGTGATAATGTATATTTATCTTTGCCGATACTATTTAGTTTTTCATTTTCAATAATATGGATTAAATGAATTTTAGACACAAGCTGATTGTTTGTAATTAAATCTTGATTTTTAATAATTCTATCTATATCAAGTTTATAAGTGTTAATATTTTTAGTGTAAGTTTTCCATTTATCATCTAAATACAAATCAGTGACTCCATCTGAATATAATTCTGAATCATTTCTTGTATGTTCATTTGCAAATAAATTTATGTAATATATTTCTTTCCATGCCATATCTCCACCAGTAGGACATTCAATATATTCAATTTTCTTAACATTATCCGTTAAATGAGCATGATTCATGAAACGTTTAGCTAAATTTGTAGTTCTTCCAACATAAACTATATTGTTATTTTGGTCTATAAATCTATATACATAATAATTACTAATTTTTATTTCCTCCTTTAATTTCTCCAAATGAGTCCACTTTATAAATTTCTAACATTTTTTCAATAGCCCATTCAATTTCTTGTTCATATCTTTCATTATTCAATACATAAATATTGGGAACATTTTTTGGTGGTTTTTTAGGATCTGGCTGAACGCTTCCGACTTCTTGTTTAATTAGAAGAGGTTCTTTGTCACCAATAGAAGAGGTGAGATAGTGAATACACTAGAAGTTTGAGAATTGTCTAAAACAGCTATTTTTATCATTAAATACATATGTCAAATAACCTTTATCTTGTAATTCAGAGACTCTTTTTCTAAATTCTTCAACATTTATAATTCCATGCTTATTTTCTGAATGAAATTGATAAAAACGTTCCATATCAATTTTTTCTCCAAGTTGTAAATAATATTTTTGTGGCTCTTCCCAATATTCTTCCACTGAAATATATTTAGGATTTACAGATATTTGTTCAACATCAAATGATTCTGTTCCTATTCGATTTACAAAATATTTTGGAGTTTGTTTTGGAAGTGTAAAAGATGGTTTATCTAAACAACGGCAATCAGAATTATATTTTGGATCATATTGTGCTATATAATAAAGTTCATATATATTAGTGTCTGCTTGTGTTTTCATAGGATATAATTCTATCTTAGAAAAATCACCATTTGTTCTTTCTCTTGCTGATTCACAAGAACGGTCTAAAAGATGAACATTACTTTTGCCTATGTATACTAACTGTTCGTTATTGTCATATATAAAATAACAACCAAAATTTTCGCTTTTAGTAATTTTAGGTTTTTCATAATAAGCAATATTCCATTTTACCATTTTATGAGAGCCTTCTAATATTTTAAAATAATGAGGATAATAAATATCATTAGCTTTGGGCTTTTGGTATAAATAATGAACATTGTATGATATATTAAGTTCAAACGACTCAAATACTTCATCAAAAGAAATAATAGAAGAATTGTTGAGAAATTTTGCAATATTAGCATTGCCATTCTTAGATATGGTGGCTAATTCTTGACACTTTCCTCCTTGAGCTAATACAATCCAATTATAATATTCGTTTGATAAATCGAGATTATCTTTTACTTTTATTGGTAGATTTTCAATATAAGTAAATATTTTTGACAACTCTTTAATACTATCAATCTGATTTTCTGGAATAGTAATCTCATTATTTTTGAAAATTTTTAATATGTAATTTACTAAATGTTTGCCATTAGTAAAATTCAAATTCATTCTCCTTTCTGTTTTGTTAAATAGTTGATTTCACCAGGTGTATCTTCCTGATTATATATTCTCTTTTTGTATATCCTTTCCAACTCAATTAACACAGCATTTCCTTCTAATTCTTTTGAATCAAGAGCATATACATTTCTCGTAGGAACATATTGTCCTTCTTTATTTTTATTCTCCACAAACATATTTCTTCTTACATATATTATTTTCTGAGATTCTAATATAGATATGCTATTTTCAACTGTTGGTATAGAAATGTCTAACCCTTTCGCAACCTGAGATTTTGATGGAAAAGAAATTTTTGCAGGAGATAAATTGCCAGGATAATCCATAATAAACTGTTTTATATAAAGAAATACTCCTAATAAGATAGATTTGCTAATTTTTGATTTTATAGAACAGATTTTTTCATATTCCTCAATTGTAATCTGAACAAAATTTCCATTTGTAAAGAAAATATTATTCTCATAATGTAACTGAAGATAAAACATATCATTTGGTTTAACTGTGAATATATCTATATTACATGTTGCATATCCTTTATTAATGATTTCTGTTTTAATAATTTCTCTAAAATCTGAATAAATAGATTTATTATTTGTTCTCGTAGAATATCCACATTCTTGTAAAAGATCATTTAATGTAAGAGAAATTTGACCAAATGTTTGAACATGTTTTCTTAAATACATTACAATAAGATAATATTTTAGTCCTGAAATACCTTTGTGAATTTTGATTTCTTGTTTTGAGAATCCCACAGATACTGTTTGTTTATCTGTTTCTGATAAGTAAATATAATTGTCGATTTTTCATCATTCCTTTCTTTTTTTCAAAAATTCTTTGTGAAAATTTTCCCATTAAATTAGGGTAAGTAGTTAATCTTGTGTGAAAATTTTCCCATTGGATTTAAAATTCTTTGTGAAAATTTTCCCAAAAAGTAGGTATATAGTATAAAAGCATAAATAGTATATAAAAAAGCATAAACAATATAAAAAAGAATAATAACTTCGTAAATGGTCTACCGCCCATTTACTCCGTTAAAAAATTTTTTTTGATTGTTAATGATTGATTATATTTTTATACCTATCTCTCTATATGATGATTATTCTCCATTTATTTATTTTCCTCTTTTAAGTTTACATATCCATCTTTCCAAATATTCTCTACAAAGAATATTGGCATATTATCATGATATTTTTCATATAATTCTTCACATGATATCCTCTGGTAACATTTTCCAATAGGAGTATCAACTATACGTCTGTAATCCTTTACAATAGACTTATCTTCTTTGAATCTGTCTCCAATTTTGCCACAGATAGTACAATAGCTATGAAGTGATGTAATTATATGTCCTTTTATAATGCTTGAATTACATTGAATTAATCATTCTTCATAATTATGTTTATGTTTTGATTTCTTGGATATCTTTGAGATATTACTGCCGGTATTCTTGTGATACTTTGGTATTTCCTGTTCAAATTCCATTCCTAATGCTTCACATTCCTTTATAAGTTGTTCGTCAGGAATTGCATCTATTCTTTTCTTGAATTGTTCAAATCCATTCATAAAATTATTTTCCATTATATTTTCTCCTTTTATATTATTTGAAATAATTATAATTATTATCAGGTTATTCTCTGCTAAAAGTTGTAATATGCCATGACAATATCAAGGATCTATCTTTAATTTTTTAGAATGAGGCGATATTGCAAAAGTATCATTATAATATTTTTTCTTCCATGGTTCCCAATGATCAATTTCTTCACAGATTTTCTCATATAACTGTTTCATTTCATTTTTAGATAATGGTGTGTTTTGTTTATCTTCCATTATATTTATATCCTCCTTTTATTGATACTTGTTTAAATAATAACATCAATATATTATTCTCTATTTTTTTTATGGATAGTGTGTATTATAAGAGTGCTGATCTGTTTAGTTTAAATGTACCCCCATATGTTTACTCATATATGCTTATATGGAGCAGATTATTTAGTATGAAAATTTTTATAGATAATACATAAGAGATTTTTGATACGATTTGAGAAGTTTTATCATTTATGGTTAGTTTATCATTGAAATGGTTTTCGTTCGAATTTGTGTATTAGTTTATTATAAAATTCCAGTAAAAGTTGGGTATGTAGTGCGAGAGTAGTATAGAGAGATTTTTTATGGAATGAAAAAGACAGATATTTCTATCTGCCTTTAGAAAATTATTTTAATATATTTCTCATCATATCTACAAAATTAGATATATCTACGAAATAATTTGGATAAGCTGTTCTTAGTGCTTCAAAAGAACTTGCTGATACAAGTACTACATCTTTATTAGTTTTATTTTCTATATCAGAATATGCTTTTGTTGCAATTTCTAATTGTGCTGGTTGAAATGGCCTAACTGTAACTTTTTTATTTTCGTAATCTAAAATTAATATATAATATACATTTTTACCTAATTTCTTTTTAACACTATAATCTATAGAAACATTAAGTCCGCTAAGAATAGATATGATATTATATTTTTTATCAAGTTCTCTGATTTCATTTATTGTTTCTTTTACATTATATGGTGTATTCGGACATATATTAGTTTTTTCTATCATGGCAAAAATAGAAGATACTAATAAGAAAAATCGTAATATATCTTTATTCCCTTGACTTGATTTTAAATTACTTTTTGTATATATACCCATCATTTCTACGGCAGTTGCCCATGTATGCTGTAATTTTGTTCGAAATTGAACTTCTATTAACATATTTTTATTATATGTTTCTAATTTATCACTTTGAAATTGGTATACACAATGTAGACATCTATATCCTGAAGCTTTGGGTTGATCTATATAATCATAAGTTCTTTTAAGTACATGACGAATTCTGGAATTTTTGTATTTATTGTATATATCATATACTTGATCAAGAGAATCTACAATAACTCTACATCCGCCAAGATCTTGCATCTTATACAATTCCATTTCAGGAAAACGTTCAATTTTACCAGTAATTGATTCCAAACGTTTTATTCGTTGTACTACCAAAGCGTTAGGGAATTTATTTCTTAAACCACATGTTATTACATGAAGTGGATAGGCATGTGATGCTCGCCAGTTATTAAGAATTTTTATGGCTTCTTCATACTCATCAGGTGAATAAGATGATTTATTAGCTATGTATGATCTTACCAGCCCTGTTTATTTGTTTTCGAGTGTATTGTGGAGTTTCCCATATTTTATTTGATAATGTGTTTATGTTTCTCATAGAAAAATACTCCTTAGTAGCATTTTCTATAATTATATCATAGATTGTTTGGTTGTTCATCATTTTTATACCTCGTAATATATTTATTTGAAAGTTATAATATTTTATTCTCTATTGAGATTGATTTATTTAGATTAAATAAAATGAGTACAAATTAGTCGTATAAAATGTAACGTCGAGATTTTCCTTATTTAATAGGAAGATTTGAGATTTTTATGTGAAATTTTGAATGAGTGGAGTTTTGATTTTTGGGATTTGAAGTAGGTGAAAGTAGCGTGATTGTGGGATTTTTACGATATGAGTTGCGATAATATATATTTTGGATAAAAGTGAGATTTTTGTTGATTTTGCTGGCTTTTTTGAAAATATCGGATAAGAAAAATTTTTAAGAGGGTCTGTAGGTGAATCAGCTATAGCCTGGCGTTGAAAACGCTGCCATTTTTTGAGTTTGATCTACCCCCATAGGGTCAATATATACGGTATTTCTGTATTTTTCCGTAGGGGGAACAAATGTTTTGCTTTTGTGGTGGTGGTAGTTGGTGAAGTAGTCCAGTTTCCGAAAGATTGTATTATTAGAATAGTACAGCAGTACAAATAATTTTATCGAAAAATATTTTAAAAAAGTTGTTGACATTTGTTTGACTACATGATAGTATAACTACATCAACAACAAAGCACACGAAAGTGTTACAAAAAAGTTTTTAAAAAAGTTGTTGACAACTACACTAACGTGTAGTAATATAAAATCACCGACAGGGCAATAAGTCCAAACGGTAGAAAGAGGTGATAGCACATTGATAAAAGAACCATACGATATTAAGTGTGGTTGGGCTAGTCCATACGATAGTATGGTATTTGCTACAGATTCCGAATACTAGGAATATTCAGAAGATGAGGACTAGCCACAACGCTAATATGTTGGATAGAATCCGAACAATTCAATTCTAGCATATCAGCACAATTTTCACAAGTAGAAAACAGTGACTTTATTTATAAGGTACTGTTTTACATTCCTAGAATGTGAAGCAAAAGACGAAAGAATAAAGTTGTTGCTAGTGGTTTTTATAAACTTTTCCACTATACAAAGTAGTCCCAAAAGGACGAACATAAGCAGGTTATAAGATTTCCCTAGAAAAAATCTAGGTAGCCGTGTGATGAACACAATGCACCGATTGCCCATTTTATATGGTCAAGGTTGATTGCCATGGGAACGGTTTTTCCTCTACACCTATTTTCTAGGCGTGGGAATCAGTATGAAAGTAGAGAGAAAGAAACGCCGGATAGTTGAAAAGCTATTCTAATAAAATAATCCACGCTAACAAATAAAAGCGTGCTTCCGTGTGGTTCATTTAAAAACTTACACACGAAAGAAATACATAAGAGACAAGTGCAAGAACAATGTAAGCAGGCAATAGGGTAATACCTAGTGTTCTTTGTGTTGGATAAAACTAACCTATATGACTATTGTCCCTCTGTACTTGTAAAACCGTAGTTATACATAGTAAATAAGGGCAGAATGTAGCAGAAGCAGCACTACCAGTCTGCCCTTTTATAGTGTGTATAACACACTGGACAACAAATAAAACATATTCATTGCACCTATGCACAAATAGGAGAAAGAGGTACTTTATGAAAAACCTTATGATTAACTTTTTAGCTGAGAACATTTCTGATTCTGCACGGTCTGAGTTTATGCACGCTGTACGCTATGAAAACCTGTCTATGGTTATGCAGTTACTCAATGACACTATCTCTAAATTAGAGAAAAAGATTCTAAATGAGAAGGGCACTTATTCCACAGAAGAAGTTCAGGCTTTTAATGTACAGTTGGCGAAAGCACAGTCTGAACTTGCCAAGGTACAGAATGAGCATGAGATACTGACCAACAACTATAACCGTGTGCTTACTCTGATGACGCAGAAGAATGAAGACCATTTCGGTAACTCCGTAGACGTAGTACGGACTGTCCTCCGTGTCCTTGGTTCATGGGATAATTCAAAGCTTGTAAAGTATGCAATTATTCCCGCTTTTGAGTCTCCCGAATTATACGAAGCTTTACAGGCTATTCATATCAATTCCAAGGCAGGTGAAAACGACAACATTACCATGAGTAACGAAGTTAAAGAAGCATACAAAAAGGCATCTGATGAACTTGAGCGCATTATCAAGGTGACTTTCTCTCTGCCTTTTGAAACTCCGTACACAACCAAGACCCGTGTAAAGCTGACAGCAGAGGACAAGAAACTTCTGAATGATTGCTACATCAAGGGATTTTCTAACAAATTTGAAGTAGACGATGAGGAAGAGACTGTAAAATTTAAGAAGCGTCAGATTAACACGCTTGTAAAAGTAACCAAGAACCGTCAGACGGGTGAAAAGACTTATGACTATTCCGGTCTTGCTACCACTATCAGCAATATTGTGATTAAGCATTACTTTGCATAACATTTGCATCTATCACAAATGAAAATACATAGTACGAAAGGCAGAGCAAAAACTCTGCCTTTTAATAGTGTGCATTTTCGCACGGAAAGAAGGATGTTTATGAAAATATTTCAAGCGCAGCCAAACACTTTTATACACAATAGGGAAATTATGCCAGAATCTATTGTATGTGTATTATCAAACGGCACAGTATTAGTCTGTTCTGATTTCAGAAAGAGAAAAGACAATAAAATCCCTGTACTTTTCTATATGCCTAGTAAAAAATGCTGGTATAAGACATATCAGAAAGACCAATTTACAGACGCAATTTCTGACTATCACAGAAAGATTGTCAAAAAAGAGAAACGCAGAAAGACTAATTTTAATGCGCTCATGAAGCATGACCACGCTCATAAAGGCGGAGGAAGCGGAAAACGCTTAACACCATTCTGCGGAGAAATTACTGACTACGAATGTGCAAAAATACCACTGCATGATTTTAGGAGAGTGTATAATTAGATTTCTTTACAAGGTAAAATAATTATGCTAAAATGTAGTCACAAATATAAGGAGGAAAAGATTTTGATTGTATACAATAAACTAGGTGACTACTTAAAAAGCCAAAACAAGAAATATAGTGATGTGCAAAAAGAATTATCTTTAAGTCCTACGCTCATTGCCAAATTTCAAAAAAATAGAAATGTCAATACTGATACTATAAATAAAATCTGCGAATATTTAAAAGTCCAGCCATCCGAAATCATGGAATGGATTCCGGACGAAGAGTATAATAAGGCAAATGCAAAAAAAATTGCCATTGAGCAACAAATTGCCGAACTACAAAAGCAGCTAAAGGAAATATAACTCAACTCAATAACACAAAACACTAGCATCTTTTACACACGTAAAGGGTGCTATTTTTATACCCAAAATTCAACGCAAAGGAGAGAATAATTAACCATGAGTAAACGTACATTCAAGAACGGACATGCAATTACCACTTTTCCGTCTAATAACGGATTCTATACTGCTTTAATAGGCAAATACGGAGAAACATTGAAAGTAATCTATTCTACCAACACAGTAGAGGTAAACCGAAATCACGACAGAATCACAGCATTAGTATAAGGAGGAACACAAATGTATATCTTTATAGCGCATTATATCAACATGGAAACAGACCAGGAACGCAAACAGTCAATCATATTTGATGGAGATAATTTCTTTGAAACGGAAAAGGAATGTTATATCTACGCAATGACAAAGGCATACGACAACAAAAGGGAAAACGAATGTCTTTCATCCGTAGAATTTTTATCATGTTAAAGGAGCATCAAAACTATGAGCAAGAGAAATTCACACAACACATATTGCAACTATGAAATCAGCAAGGCAAGCAAACCTCGCCCAATTTACAGCGTATCTGCACCCACAGTAACAATAGGCATCCGCAAGGCAAATGTATCCAAAGCAATGTTGGCAAGGCAGCTTGCGGAATTATTTTAACGAACGAATGAGTGAAGCGAATGAGTGAGTGAAAGGAGAATAACAAAATGAAAAAGCGAACCACATTTTTACTTGCTGTATTAGGTGGTTTTATAGGTGCAATCCTTATAGATCTATTTGGATTTGTAAAGGCAAATGCAGAGCAGCATAATTACTACGCAAACACAGCAGTTGTCACAGAAGTAGACAAGGCAAACAACCTTGTCACAGTAGAAGATTGCAATGGGAATACCTGGCAATTTACCGAAACGGAAGACTGGGAGTTCGCTGATACTTGCTCAATGTTAATGGACAGCAAGGGAACGTCTAGCGTCAGCGACGACGAAATTATCCAGGTTACATATTGCGCTTTTGAAGTATTTTAATGAACGAACGAAGTGAGTGGGCGAAGCGAAAGGAGAATAAAACTATGAGAGATCCAAACACAGCAAACTATTATGCACTTTTAATTGCAATTTTATGTAATGAATCTGCAAGGGAAGTACTGAAAGACATGGGTGTATGCCCTGATAATTTTGATTGAGGAGGATAAGAAAATGTACACAAGACAAACTACATACGAAGAGGTAATGACTTTAGAAGAAGCACGGAAAATCATCAAGGCAGGAAGGCAAGCGAAGATAGAAGAAGTCGTAGAGCTTGCGGAAGTAATCGGATTTTTCTTACTCTGTATCCTCTGCACAATTCTCTGTCCGGTTATGCTTAATGGAGATATAACAGGATGGTTCGTAACAATTCCTGCCTCTTCTTACTTTGTTATAAAGGCAAAAGAAATCTTTAAGAGAATGAGGTGATTGTATGATTACAACAGAACAAGAAAATGCATCACAAGCTATTTTGTATGATGACTCTTTTACCGCAGAAGAGAAATTGTACAAAATATTTGATATTTACCGTAACAACATACCACATAATCTGCGTTATGCAATTTTAGAGTGGAAAGATAAAAATATCAAAGATTTAAGGAGGGTTTTATAATGGCAAAGGCAAAAGGTTACTACGCAAATGGATACTACCATGGTTACGTTCCGTCTGTGGGTAAATACTGGCAATTTGAAAGCGAAAGCGCATACTGTGAGTTTTTGCGTGAAAGAGGTGAAGTTTAGTGACTAGACAAACTAAACCGCCTGAGAAAACGGAAATATGTATCCTTTGTACGGAGAAATACTGCTGTAGGGGAATATGCAGGGAAATGAATAACTTCCTTATTAATAAGAAGAAACGGAAAGAAGGTAAAATATAAATGTTAGAATACGGAGATTTCTACGACATTGCAGCATACGGAAATGAAAACTGGAAAGGTAGCTATACACCGAAAGAAGTGGCACAGAATGCATATGATTACTATTCTGATTTCAAGGCATCAAAAGAAAGCGGAATTGTAATGCATAGTATTTCCAAACTGATTGAGCTTCTTGCGGAAGATGGAAGTGAAGATGCAAAGTATTGGTTTGATTGTTTAATAAGCGAATTGAAAAAGAGGTGAATAATAATGCCAGGAATATGTTCAGATTGCCGGTATAAGGGAACCTGTGGCGAAACATCACGGACACAACCTTGTGAAGGCAAAAAGAAATTTGCACGATCCACACCCGATAAATGGGGATACATGGAATACTGTGTGGAAGTAGTAGCTGCACCTTATGAATTTGAGAGGTGCAAAAATCGCACCGAAGCGAAACGGAAAGTGAAAGAGTTTAAGAAGCAAGGTAAAATTGCATACGTTACCGGTCTTACACAGAACGGAAATGATTACATCATTAAAATGTAACGGCTCATAGAAATATGAAGCCGTTATTTTTATACACAAAAATCTAAAAAAGAAAGGTTAGGTAATAATAATGGGCAAAATGAGAAAGTATGTAGAGGCAAGAGAAATCGAGAGAGAAATGCAGGAATCACGGAACGGAAACGAATTTGTTGATATGGTTGAGAAAATCAGCATCAAACAGATGGTAGAAAATGCAAAGGCAAATAGCAGATTTGGTGACAAAATCCTTATGAATATTGACCCTATGTATATACATATTCCTTCATGGCAGAGAATGTGTGATGTGCTGGCTGCACAGCAAATCGGAAACAATTACAATACATACAAATGGGAAGTACCGAAGCTTTTGTACTGGAATGGAATTTTGATTTGCATTGATGGTATGCATAGAATTTATGGTGCTTACAAGGCAAAAATTAGTAATGTTGTCTGCGAAATTCTTGAATGTTCTCTGAACGATGCAATTCATCTTTTCTTAGATCAGGGAATTGATAGACGTAAGATGTCACCCGTTGATTATTATAGAGCAGCAATCGAGAGTGGTGATGAAAATTACATTCAGTTAAAGGAAATCTGCAATAGCCACAATGTAGCAGTTAAGGGAGACCCTATTGAGAACCAGGTTGGCATCTTTACACCGATTACAGATGGAATCCGTTCTATTCAGAGAAATGGCACTGAATTACTTAATAAGATTATCAATCTTATTACTGAATTACAGTGGAATGGATATGCAGATACATATAACGGCAAGGCATACACAGCGAAGTATATCAGAATTATGCATTCCATGTACGCATATTATGATGGCAGAACTGATGAAATGGAGTCGATTCTGAAAGAGAAATGCACTGGTACAAAGTTTTTCATAGATAATCTGATGGAATTAACGCAAGGTCAGGCATTCGATGCACTTTCTAAAATCGTGAGATTTGAAATGGAAAGTCCGTTCAGAAATCAGCCTGAGAAGACTACAAAGAAAGCTAATAAGAAATTGGCTTAAAACGGAGAACAACATAACAGAAATCATTATCCTTTGGCGAGGAAATGATACATAACAACTTTGTTTACATACAAAAGCTGGGCTAACGGCTATACGGGTGAAAGGAATAATATGGATCATATTTATTTTAAAGCAAAAGGACATGACGATTCATTTTTTACAGAAATGGATATTATCAGAGCCGCAATGATTACAGAAGGCATTTTTATTGACTATAGAAATGAAGGTCAAATTAGGGAATTTGCATGGAAGTGTAAAGGAGTAGGAGAGGAAATTAAGAGACCTTCAGTAAGATATCTTGTAAATAAAGGTAATAAAATTGGTGCTATTCACGTTTTTCGTGATATTCATAATTGCAGCATAGTGGAAGCAAAAGAAGCAGTAGATAAAATGATTAATAAGAAAAAGGAGAGGTAAATTATGAAATGGATTACAGTATTACGGAACAAAAATTATGCATTACTTCAAAGCGAAACTGATACACAATACTGTGTAGCAAGTAATTATGATCCTACGCAGCCTGAAGATAAACAGTGGGGTCATGGAACATATTTTATGTATCAGAATGCAACAGAAAAGGCAATTTCACTTACAAACGCTTTGGATGAATTTCGGTATAAAACCGAAGATGATTACTTGACCTATTCAAGAGCAATCGAGCTGGCAACTAAATTCAAGGACTGTGCTTTAGAAGATGAAGATTTGGTTTGTGTCATTGATGATATGGATGAAAGCGAAATTGAATTTTTCGGATTGAATGACGTTGAAAGCGATATTTTGTGAGGAGGAAATAGTGGGAATCATATACATTAGATATGACAATAGATATGATTTTTAATATACTGAAAGACGTTGAATCTGCTGAAGAACATGGATTAGATGAAACTGAGTTAGATTATTATACATCTGTATTAGCGTATTAGCCGAATGAAACTAAGATTTCTTAGGAATGAGGTAAGAGAAATGAGAGATATAGATAGAGCAGTTGAACTGCTAAAGCCATTGTTTAATGGACTTGCAGAGGATGGAAATAAAACTGTTGATATATATGCGGATGTATATAACGGAGAATCTTATGTAGTAGTAATTATTAACAAAGCAAAATATAAAATCAATGTAACTGCTGAAAGTGTACGGCAAATAGTGTGGTCAGTTATAAATAGCGTTGCATTGAAATTTTAGGAAATTCGTATTCACTAGGAAAATGGAGATAAAGAAATGAATAGAATTGATGAAATTATTTATAAAGGAACACAGAAGGAAGAACAATGTGAAGAGGGGTTTGTTCATCAGGAACAGCCAAACGAAGATTATTTTGAAGGCTTAAATGATTATTCGGATGGAACAATGTATATTTAAAATTTGCATTTTTTGAATTAGAGGTAAGAAAAAATGATTGTAAATGCTTATTTGAATGTAACACAAGAACAATGGGAAGAAATTAAAAAGAAGTACGTAGAACAAAATATGTATCATATTGTAAGCAACTCAAAGCGAAAGTGCAAACGCTGTGATGATTGCAAAATGTATAATCCTTGTTCTACTTATGAAGGATTTTGTTTAGAGACAAATGAATTGGTTGACGGAAATTCTACCTGTGAAAGTTGGTATTAGAAACAGAGAAACCATAGGAGGGAAGAACAATGTGGACACCATGCGACGAACCTATTGAAGAATATAACGAAGAAACCGGTAAAATGGAAACACAATTCCATTGTCCCTATGCAGATACTTATACCGGATACGAAGATGAAATGTGTAGAAACTGCTGTGGACTTGGTGTAGATGAATGAAAGGTGAGTGATTTATGGGAAACGCAATTAAGAACTATCAGAAGAAACAACGCAGAGACCAGCGTGATGCATATAGAGAAGTTGGTCAAATTGTAAAAGAGAAGCTTACGGAAATGTATTTCGGAGAAAGGAAGAATAACGATGAGAGATTTGAGACCAGGTGATGTAGTACATTGTCAAGGGATTATCTGCACAATCAAAGATATAGCTTGGCAGGAGCCATGGGAAATGAGAAAAGCATATTACTTAGAGTTCCGTGATACAAACGGAGTATACAGAAGCTGGAAACAGAATTTTGATGGCGGTTACGCAGAACTGAAGGGAGACGATTAAATGATTTTGGAAAAATGGGATGATGAAGCAAAAGAAGTTGTACGGAAGTTTTCGAGTAATGAAAAGGATCGGTTAAATGCAATCATTGCAATGCATATTATGGTCTGCAACATGAATGATGAAAGTGCATATATGACATGGATTGAGCTGGCTGTTCCAGATTGTCCTAGTGAATGGGATTTCATTGATTTTGCACAGAATGATGAAGGAACAGAAGAAAATAAATTGTTTGATGAAGCAGTTGATTTGTTCAAGAAGTTATGGAATGAATATGCAAAAGATGACCATGGTTTATACATAGGTAGGAAGGCTTACTAGGAGATGATAAAATGATAGATGCAAAATATTCGCAAATCATACTTGAAAAACATTATGCATATTGCGTGAATTACTGGAAAAGCCAAAGTGGAATTGATGAAAGAGAAGCCAATAAAAGAGCTTTGGAAGATGATTTGATTGAGATATTCAATGTAAATGGTGGATATATACATGATCCATTCATACCAAAAGGAGATAAACTTGATAGACAAACAACGATTGATTTCTTGAAATACAGGTGTCAGGACTTGTACGGAAAAGAATGGGAGAAACACTGGAAAGAATATAATATAGTTTAGCCACTAGACAAGGCAGTTAGGAGAATAAATACCTAGCTGCCTATTTTATTACAAGAAAGAGAGGAAATGAATATGTACGATTTTACTAAGAGCGAAATGGAAATTGTAAAGGATAACTTACATGCATATATTGCAAACTTTGGAAAGCCACGGATTGTGCGAGGAGATGACGGAGAAAGCTTTTATGTGTTCACTGATGGTTCGGATTCATGGAGACAGTATTGTTACAACATCGATTATTTGAGTGGATGGTTATACGGATGTGTTCAGACAATAAACGGAAATCCGAAGCCTGATAGAGAAATGAGGGAGATGTGTGATAGTGCCGGATGGAGAGAAAGATATGCAATTATGCATGGTAAAAGAGGAGTAAAAAATATCAATGGACATAAGTGTTATGTATTTATATATTCAGATGACAATGAGTATCAGGATGCAAACGGAGCTACTTATGATACGGTAACAAAGAGATGGATCGGTTAAGGGAGGAAAGTTATGTTAAAAGATATCAAAGACGCACAGCAGATCAGTTGCAGTGATGCATTATATGGAAGATATAGAAATGCCGAAGGAAATTGGAAAGATCTTGATGAAGATACTCGTGATGAAGTGTTTAATCTTTGTAAAGAATTTGTTGCTAAGACAGCGAGAGGAAATAGACGCAGAAGAATTTTAGGTGCATGGAAATCACAGGTAAAACCATGTGGAATTTTGAGACGGTTATGGTATGACTTTAGAAGTGAAAAAGTGGAATATTGCTGTGGACAAGAATGGAATTCTGAGATGGCAATTTTAAGAGATTGTTTTGATTGAGGTGAAATATGAATAAAAGAGTTCAAATAGATATGTGGTATGGAAACGCAAAAGAAGGAGCTGATGGAATCAGTATTACATTTTATCCAAACAGCGGTGAATATCGTGGAAATATCTACAAAGAGGGAAAATCATCGGTGATTATGTCTGCGAAGATTCTGTAGAATTAGAAAAGGCATTCCCTCATTTGGAATTTTGTTGGAACTAGATATAAGGAAGGTGAGATTATGAAAAATGAATTTACACTTGGAGAAATTACGAAATGCAAAGAAGATGAGATTAAACCTTGTCCGTTTTGTGGTAGTAAAGAAATTGTTGTAGATAAATATGAGCATGAAGCCGGAATAAGATTCAGAATCTTCTGTACTGGATGTATGGCAATGATTGATCCAGGGTATGCACAACAGGAACATACAGTAATGGCTATGTGGAATAAAAGAGTTTAAAATTGTAATTTCAACAGGAAATTTAATCAATATATAGTGTTTGCAGTGGAAGAATATACTATATATTGTATGCAAAAAAAGAATAGATAATATGAAATTTAATTTCGACAGGAGATAATATGCGCAAATTAAAAGATTACATAGAGAAATGGATGGTCGGACAGAAGGTTAGAGGTGTAGATGTATCTCTTTATGATATTCGTGAATGCGTCCGAATTTACAATGAAATGCTGCGGATGGGTAAACCTGAATTCATTAATAGCAAGGTAAAGGAAATCCTGGATAAGTGTAACATCAAAACAATTGAATATGGAACCGGATGGAAAATAGCATAAGAAAAGGAGATTAAAATTATGAGAGTAAACGAAGTAAAGCAGACAAAGACAATTGAGGAAGTAGTAAGACAGTATATTGCAGAAGATGGCGAGGTGTTTAGTAACGAAGAGGAATGCAATAAGTATGAGGAATCGGCACTGTTTGCAGTAAGTAAGCAGTTAAAGAGACTTGATAATAAGAAATACGGAGCTTCTGAATATAATATTTATAATGAATGCTCTGATGAACAGTTGGTAGAGATTTTCAACGCAGAAACAGAAAGAGACATTGAGAACATCAGAAGATATGTATATCTTAGAGCTCTTTCAAATTATTCACATGTAAATAAATCAGACGTGGATTTACCAAATATTACCTCAGGACATGAAGTAATTATCCATTGGAGTTATGATCAGAATATCTGTTGGACAATCGGAGATGGAAGTATTGATGCTTTTTGTGATTATATCAGAAGCAATCTTGTAAAGCTGATTACACCAAAGGAAGAGAAAACAGAGTAATAAAAGCGAATAATAAGACAGGTACATATGTTCTGTATCTGTCTTATTTTATTGGGGGTAATGAGAAATGCAATTAATGAAATTTGTAACAAGAGATACCAAGGACGAAAATAAAATTATTATGTGGTGTACAACAAACAGCTTAATTACATTTAGAGATTTCATGCAGTATGTATTAGATAGTATGAACAATCCTAGAGATTTTATGATTATCGATATGAAGACAAATCTTGTTTATGACATGTATAAAGTCGCAACAGAAATGTATGGAATGCGAAAGAGAACCTTTGAAGAAAGAATAAATGGTGTTTATACAGGCAAGTGGGCGAAATATACAAATTCAGATTTGAATTGTGGAGGTAAGTGACATGGGACTTATATATTTAAAGAATGAAGAGAAACAGTTATACAGTGCATATGGATTAACTGTATATGGCAAGCAGGATAGATATGAGTGGACTATCTACAGTAACAAACCAGATGAAAATGTATATACATCATTACGGATCGAGCGAAACGGAGAGGAAATCTATAACAGAAATCTTGGTAACAGATGTATCTTTGAAGAGAATTTCAATAGAACGATTGATAATTTCTTATGGTGGATTGATAAAGATAGTCCTGATACATACGACATTGACAACGTAGTTATTAAGGATCTTTGTGAAACAAACTCGTTATTTAATCATCTGATTGGAAATCGTAAGCGAAAGGAACGAGAAGAAGCTAATGAGAAAGCAAGGGCTGAAGCAATCAGGGAAGAGGAACGGAGGCAGATTGACTTGATTAAGCAGTATTGCGAAAAGAAAAATCTGTTATTCAAACAGCATTATGAAAAAGTTTATTTGATTAAGCTGCGTAATGAAAATGTAAGACAGATGATTGAAAATGCGGATGATAAGCGGTTTGATGGATTAAGGGATTTCATGAACGAACATCCCGATAACAAGGATGCAGTGATTGTAATGAATGGAAATATTGAAGATATAGCAAGACAGATAGCATAGAAAGCGAGAAAAATTGATATGAAACTTCAGATGACAACAAATTTTTTACCATTAGTTGATCCTGGTACATATGGAACAGATATTGGTGAATATATGTATCAAGTAGAAGACGATTACATTGATGATTATAAAAATGCAATCGTTAGTTATGGCATTGACAAGATAAACGAAATGCTTTCCGAAGACTTGATTGTGGCTCTGTTTGGCGAATGCAAAGCAGAGAATGGAAAATTACGGAGTCCATGGTTTTATAATTATGAAAATGATTCTATTGATTTCGATTTGATAGTTCCAGATACAACAATTGACCGTATCAGAAATGCAGACTATAATGATGAATTTTTCAAGTGGACAAATAAAAATTATGGTTCATACGATGGATTTATTTCTTTCTTCCCATATAACAGAGATAAATTTGAAGCTGCGTTAAAGACAGATGATTTAGATTTAAGTCGTGCGGTTGGAATGGTTATCATGAAGGCATTTGAGCAGAATTTCGGTGACGAAGAAATGGGTAGACAGCAGAGAGATTATGAAGACAGCGTAATTGAAGAAGGAAATAGAAACGGTTGGTTTTATGTTGATGAAGATTAGGAGGAAATAAGTATGGATAGTGAATATAAATACTATAAAGAAGATGGTAAGCTTATGAGATTGCACATAGAACAGGACGACGAACCTCTTGATCCTAGATACGATTGGGATGGAAATATTGGGAAAATGATGTGCTGGCATAAGGGTTATAGACTTGGTGATTATAAGGAAAATGAATATTCCGATAATGAAGATTTCCTGAATAATTTAATTCGCAATAACATAGAAGAGAAGTCGATTATCAACTATGTCAAGGCAAAGAAAACATCAAATGGACTTGAATTAAGATATGACAGACATGAAAAAATGTGGCAATTATGGGGAACTTATTATTGGTTTCCACTTGGAAATCCAAAGGATGCAAAATTTGGAATTATTGAAGAGAATGAACGAATTGATTGGCTTATTGATGATATTATTGAAGCTATGTCTCAGATTGATAAATGGAAATTGCTTGAAAAACATGCAAATATAGTATTCCTTCCGTTATATCTGTATGACCACAGCGGAATTACAATGAGCACCGGCAGTTTCGGAGATAGATGGGATTCTGGACAAGTTGGATATATCTATACAGATAAGAAAATAATCATGGAAACTGGTGGAATGTTACAAAACGAAAAGGGGAATTATGTAAAAATCACTGATAAAAACTGGAAGAAGGCAGCTTATCGGTGGATGGAAGGAGAGGTAAAGGTATACGATCAGTATCTAACTGGTGAAGTATATGGAATTATTACAGAAGAGTATGATGCAGAAGAAGATGACTGGGAAGAAAAAGATAGTTGTTGGGGATTTTTCAATGACAAATGGGGTGACGAACTTATTAAAGACGTTGCGCTTGATTTTGGAGTAAGCGAAACTCTTTATGATACTATGGAAAAAGTTGCATAAAACCAGTTGAAAGAATCGTTTTAAAAGGAGGTTATACAATATGGAAGATAAGAAATTAGAGAAAATGATTGATGACTTTCATAATAAATTGAGCATAGCACAGGATGCAAGAAGAAAAATTATGTATTACTTGGAAGAGCACTATGAGATTGATGAGACATACGAAGTAGCAATGGAAATACAGGATGAATTAAATTGGTGTTATGGAATTAACAGCGAACACGTAGACAGATTAATTAGAAAGGTAAAAGAAGGTAGATAATATGTTTTTATTATGCGAATTAGATGATGAGAATTATACATCTCCATGTTTTTCACAATTTAATAGTTTCAAGAAGGCTTTCGATGAAGCATTAGTAAGTTGTGGCAATTTTAAGGATGATAATATGCGGATTGAGGTCGCAGATAATAGAAATCGTATATCTGCCAACACAGATGATGGTTACTTTTTTGTGACAGAAATTAAGGAATTTGATGCAAATAAAGGTGATCATATTCTTGTATGGCATCATGCTTACAATGGTGTTGGTTTCGGAATCCTTAATGTGGGAACCGAGGAAGAGTGCATACAAAAAAGAAGAGAAGAATTGAAAAAGATATTATTTGATGGATATGATTTATCAAATGGGGACAACGAAGACTTTGACATGGAAAATGATAATGTCGTTGATACTGGCGAAGAGTGGGAAGTATTTAGCATCGTCAAAATTGAAAATGTAGAGGAGTGATTGATATGAAATATTATGAAACAAAAATCGGAAAAATTATTGAACAGGAATTTGACACAAGAATAGAGAGTGTCGTATTTATCTATATCATGGACAAGGGAATTGAACGTATTAAACGGATTACAGATGAAGATATTGCCGGTATTGAAGGAGACGGATTATGTACCGCAGCATTCAATCAGAATCTTGTAAGATGCGCAAGACATATTTGCACCGAATGTGAATGGGTAGAAATTATTGAGTATATCAGACTATTCCTTTTCTGTGCACCTATTGTTCATGAAGTCTCGCTGTACAGAGAAGATTTTTCAAAGGATAGTTTTGCAGAGTTATTGCATGATCTCTATCTTGATGATAAAGAAGTTGGAAATGAAATTCGGTTATATGCAATAGTAAATAAAGAATGTCAGAAGGATGGTGAATGAGTATGAGATTTATTTCACATTACGAAGAGTATCCAATTTATGAGGCAGCTGAAGGCGGTTACTATTATTCCGGTAATCAATTGGTAGCATCCGAACGGAAATCAAAACGGCAGTGTAGAAAGAATTTTGAAGAGATCTGGCAGGATTGTTTGAAAGAGAATGAGCAGAACGGATTTATAGGAAACGATTACGATGAATGGGATAAAATTATAGATAGATTACATGTTTATCCATGGGTAAGAGCAAACGCAAATTATATTTACCGCAAAGGCGATCTTATTGGAGATGGAGAAAGCTATACGATTGAACGTAGACAAGGAAGCCAGGAAAAAGGATGGGAACCATATTGTTAAAGGAGAGTGAGATATGTGTGTAAGAAACCAAAGATGATTAGAGATTTTGAACCATTATTAAAGTCTAATGGCTACTACTTATCACGGATAAATGGTAGTCATTTTATTTATAGCAACGGAGATGCGACAATTGCTGTGAATAAAGACTTAAACAAAATGGTTCGTAGAAGGTTGATTAAAGAGAATAATTTAAAGTAAAGGAACTTTAAGAAAGATTGGAGGATGATTGATATGTTGCAGCAGAATTGGTTCGCAGATCCTAAATTTGAAATGTTTGAAGATTATGGAGATGCACAAAGCTTTTATGATACTGAAACGAAAAATATTTATGTTGTATTGGCAGAATACGGACAAAAGGGAAGTAATACAATTCAGGAAATCACACCAGATTCGGAAGAATATATTTCTAATTATGAAAAGTATAAGGAATATATGGAAAACAAATATAAAGATTTTATGAGTGTTGTACGTGAAATGTGTGCAAGGAAATCTACGGATTGTCGTTCTCTTAATATGACAGATCTGGCACGGAGACTAATGGATATGGTTGACATTCCACAGAATGCAGAGATTTTTGAAATTCCGCTTAATTGGCACATTCAAGTTGGAATTACATTTACGGTTCCAAAGTATCCTGTAGCTTTTGGTTTATATGCAGGATATTGGAACAATGGAACCGAAAGTATGCAATTAGTAATTGTTGGCACAATTCGTAACGATGACGATGGTATATCCATTGATTATTGGAAAGAGGAAATGAGTTTGCCATTGGATTATTTTAAAAATATAACAAAATAGCAATTTCAAATGGAGAGATTAATGGAAATTAGAGTGATTGATTATGATGCGGTAGTTGGATTTGTTGATTATGGAACTATTGATAGTGAAAAGAATGGCTGCTGGTACACAAAAATGCGATGTAGAAAATGTGGTGCAGCATGGCTTGCTGAAAATCATGCAGATGGAAGGTACTCTTGTCCTAAATGTAAAGCAACAGGTAAAGGATGTATTATTCCAGTACAATAGAAAGGATGGTTAATTTTATGCAAACAGATAAATTAGAAAAGTATCTTGATGAATTATCAGATGGAACAGATTTTGCATTTAGTATATCAGAAGTACGGAATGGTGAAGTGGAGTTATACATGCAGGGAGATAACCCTTGTAATGAGGATTGGTGTACTGAAATTACAATTAAGAATCCAAAGACAAAGAAAGAATTAATAGAGACTTTACACGAAAAAATGTGGGAACTTTATGATGATTTTGATGTTGAGGAAGAAACATATCTTATGTTAGAAGCAAAACGCAACGGATTTCAAGGAGTTCCTGGTGTAGTTGATCTGGTACATAACGAGGAATACAAAGAAAACGCATTGAAAGAGTTTGCAGAGAAATTAAGAGATTTATGCTAAAAGAAAAGGAGCTGTAATTATGAGTAATGAATTTAAGAATACAGATTTTCTTGATGATGAAGAGAAAATGAGAGATTTTATATGTCTCACAAAAGAAGAATTCCTGGCAAGTTACAGTTATCTTACAGAAGATGAATATGACAATACATATAAGAGATATTATGTATAGAATTTAAAAATAATTGAAAAATGTGAAAAGTTTACATAGACGGAGGTATGAAAATGACAAAGCGAGAGCTGAAAGATAAATTACTTACTGGATCAGTACTTGAAGATTTGTTTGAATTTTCAGATGGACAAGATTGCTTGATCTATAAGGGAAATTTTGAAGTATCTGATCAGATAATTTATATTCCTGATATATATCTGAATAGCATCAATATTGAATCTTCCCTTAGTAGTGAAGAAATAGATAATATTATTAATCATTGTTATACGGGAAATGATTTTGTAATGGAATGTGATGGAAATAAAAAATTAGCGAGAGAATTGTTCGAATTCGTTGATTGGCAGCATCCAAATATTCAGGATGTATTAGATACTTATGATGATGAAGAACTTGAAGAAGAGTATGGATTCTCAATTGATAAATTATAGAATGAATTAAGAAATTTAATAAGAAACGGAGGAAAATTATATGAGATATTTTGAATTAGGACTAGGCAATAGTGTCGAAGAAGATTGGGAAACATTTGATTATTCGTTTTGTATTAAAGGAGAAAGAGAACCTTTGAGTTTTGAAGAGGCAAATGAGTTTATAAAAAATGATTTGCAGAAACTTGGATACAAAACAGTAGTTAGCATAACAGAAATATCAGAAGAAGAGGCAGAGGCATTTTTCGATTGGGATTCTATTGTTAAAGCTCCTGTATTCAAGTAATGAATCAAGAGTTTCCTTTATTTTTAGAATGGAGGATATTATGGTTGAAATAAAGGTGCTAGATCATTCTGTAGTGATTAAAGGAAAATCCTTTGAAGAGTGTAAAGCAGAATATGACAGGATTTGTACAGGAATAAAAAGAGATTTCTCTACACAATGTAGCTTAGAAGATTTGATATTTTCTGATATGACAGCTACTGACGATGAATGTATTGCTGTTTTTCAGATACCGGAAAATCACAATACAAATCAGTGTACTTGTATAGGCGTAACACTTAATGGTGAATGGGAGAAGTATTATGAAAAAATAAAGTTGCTTGATTTTTTCAATAGTATAGTAGAATGAAATGAGGATTTACTAGGAAAGAGAGGCGAATAATATGGTAAGAAAGATGAACAACAGATTATATAAAATCAATACATATGCTTCTGCACACATTGTTGAAATAGATGACAATTATGATGAAGAAGTACAGAAACTAAGAAAAGAAATTCAGTTCGATAGTCTTGGATACAAATTGAATTTACTTGTATATCTTGCTACATTAACGGTACAAGGCTATGCAATTTCAAGTGTAACGGAATTTAATATTGATGGAAGTAAACATAGAGTTGCTTATGCAAGTAGCAAAGATTTTAAAAAGATTGTTAAGTATTATTCTAAGAAGAAAGCATAGGAAACGATGATTTATTAGGAAGGTGATATATAAATGAAATGTTCAAAATGTCCAGCATGGGGAATTGATAATCTAGGTTTTCGAGGGTGTTTAATAAGAAATTCTATTCTTGGTGATATATATTGTAATTATCATTGCAATAAGCATAAGAAAACAATTTTAGAAGATATAAAAAATGTTAAACAAAACGAACCAAGAAATAAGTTTTATAAATGGTTACATGAGGAGAATTAACAACCAAATGAAACGGAAAATTCAAAAGGAAGGCGATCTTATGATTTTATTATTAGGTAAAAACGATGCAGTTAAAAGATATGCAAAAGAGATACTGAACATTGATATGGATAATGATATTGTTTATTATCCAGACGAAACGACACATTACACCGAACTTCCACAATGGGTAGAGTTGGCTAAAGAAGAGAACCCATATGTGATAACAACACAGAGACTTGACATGATTGATGCATTTCTTCATTCTGATTTGGAATTTAAAGTGATAACAGCTATTGAAGTAAATGGTAATATTAAAGGAAGAGTTCTTGAAAACAAAGAAAAAGCTATATACGTAAAAGAAATACTTGGATTAGAATTACGTTGAAAAGCACATTTTAAGGAGGAAATTATAATGGGAATGGATTATCAGTATGCAGGAAGCGCAAGCTATCCTAGCTTTGATAGAGAATTATGTGAAGTCGCAAAGGTTTTTGGTGGAGTTGAGACTGCATATTTAAAAGAGAGAAAAGAAACAGAAAATGAAAGACCATTTGGATATTGGTTTGGTTTTTTAAGTTCTGACGATTCAAAGGAAGTTAAATTTATTTTTCCAGATGGAACAAATGAAGTATTAATTAAATGGTTTAATAATATTTATAGTGAGAATTTCACACCAGAAGAGACAAAGATTGTATGGAAAAATATTTCTAAACATCCCGAAATTAAAGAAATTTCTAGTCAGATTTGGGGTGAATTAAAAATATTATGTGAATATAATGAGGCTTGGGAATTATATTGAACACGATGAAAACATTTCGAGAAAAATGGAGGGTTAGAATGTGGGTGAAGATGAAAATATAGTTGTAAATACGGAAAATAAACATTATTGTCGTTGGGCAAATGATCGAAGAGATTGTGACGGAGACGTTATTTCATTATGTAGATATTGATCAATAAAATTTCAAAGATGAAAATGGAGTTGATGTAGAATGAATAGCATACATGATAAAGTATTTACTTGTCCTAAATGCCATAATAAAACATTATATCCTATAAATGGAAATGAAGATATTGTAGGTATTGGTTATCATGAAATTTGCATATGTGATGAATGTGCAGCAGAATTGTGGACAGAACCACAATATGATAATACGGTAAAGTTTGTTGAGATAACAGAAGAATGATCACATAACGAAACCGCATGTCATGAAACGGAGAAAATAATGATTACATTAAAAGAATTAGTACAGAATCAAGTATGGAATGATGCAACTGATATCCAAATCATAAAATCATATTTTGAGTTGAATGATTTAGAAGCTGATGGAATTGATATTATTAGCGAATTAACAAAGTCAAAAATAAACAAGATAAAAAATAGATATGCTGTAGCAGAAACATGGGTGTGTATGCTGCCATCAAAATATTTGTATGAGACTTATAGTGTGGATATTGCTGATCATTTACATAGATTGGAACTTGACTATCTAATGAATGGTTGTGAATTATCTGATAAGCAGTTTAAATGGGCAAAAGAAAATGTTCAAGACATTGATTTACCAGAGTGCTACTTCCAACCATTGGTTAAATGGTTAGAAGAAAAAGGAATTAGTTTTAAAAAGGGAGAATGAAAACCGCATTTCAGGAGAAAGGACAATAAATTATGGGAAGTTTTTCATGGTTGAGAGCTGATAAAACGACAAAAAGAAAAAACTTAACAATGGGAGATAGCTATAAGATATTAATTCCAAAAGAATTTGGAGGAGGATGTATAAAAGATACATATTATGATTATGGATATGTATTTTATGGAACGGGAAGAGAAGCAGACTTATATGGCATTCTTGCTTATTGGAATAAATGTGACGGAATGATTTTTGATGGAGATGAGTATCCATCCACAATGGAAGACATTCTCAAGCGAGGACATACCTGCGATCAAGAGAATCGATGCAAAGGTATTCATATTGGTTGCTATGATAAAGATATTAATCAGTTGAAATATCCTTTAAAACTTGTGTCTGCTTCATATAATGGGACTTATGAAGAATGTGACGGTAAAAGTTATGGAGATCCTGATCAGGGATTTTATAAAACATATTGGTAAACAATAGATGAAACAACATTTCAGGAGGTAAAAAATTATGGTAAAGCAAAATTCATGGCTTTTAACTAAAGAAGAAGCAGAAGATGTGTTACGAAATCTTCTTGATGATAATTCAATATATTTATCCAGACAAAATGGTGGTTTTTATTACGCAGAATCATACTCACAAAAACTTGACGGTGCAGAGATAGACGAAAGAATGGCACAATATTTTAATATTGATGTATGTGAACATTATGCTATTTTTCGTGATTATGAAGAATATATGTTAGTTATTGAAGTGATAACAAAGTAAATGAAAATCGTATTTCGATAGGAGGTAAACATGCAAAAATATCAAGTAACGTATCATACAACGATTTATGCGTATGTAAATGTAGAAGCAGCTAGCATGGAAGAAGCGAAAGAAATTGCAAATAATAGGGTTTTAAATGGTGAGGAATTAATTGAGGATAATATTGGAGCATGGCAATACGATCATATTTATGATGAAAATGGAAACATAATTGATGATAATGAATATTCTTCATATTTAGTAACAGAAGATGAACTATTCGGTAAATATGGATATCTCATGGATGAGAACCATGGAAGAGATGTAGATCTTTTAGTAGATATTATGAAATGCAATGGAGTTAGAATAGAGAAATTAAATAATAGCTATTTAGTGATTGATGATATGGAGGTATAAGTATGGAAAAGAAACAGTGGATTATTACAAATACAAACAGCGAAACACCGGAAGTTGTATTTTATAAATTCGTTGGAACTGTAAATGAATTAAAGTGCAAAATTCTACATATGGCTCAGAGCTGTTCCGCTGCGGAAGAGTTATTGGAAAATAATGACGAGGGTTATCCAGACAATATTGAATATATTGAATTTGACGAAGATAATCAGACAGCATTTATTGATGTGACAAGTTACGATGAAGAGTATGATGAAGTATTCACGGCAAAGGCATTGGCGACAATCGATTTTGTTCTGTTGGAGGAAGTGTAATGAAGAGAACACCAGGAGAAATCAAAAAACAAACCGAAGAATGGTTGGATGAACGGTGGGTTATTGCAAACATGGAAGACGCAAGACCACAAGATGTGAGTTATTACAATGGAGCTTTAAAAGCTATTGAGTTTGTTGGTTATGAATGGAAACGAGATAAGGATGGCAAACACACTTTATATAAATCATAATGAAAGCCAGATTTAGTTATAAAAAGTTTTTAATATGATCATTTAGTAGAGGAGAATATAAAATGAATGAGGATATGAAATATGGATATAGCATTTGTGGACAAAGATTAAACGACGAAATTGATACTATGATCGAAGAAATACATAGAGCATATATGATACAAACCGATGAAAACGTAAAAAATCGTTTGGATGCACAGATAAAAATACTTTGGACGGTTATGTCACATATTGAAGATGCATTGGCTGATATAAGCTAATAAAAGCAAGTTTTCGTTAGATTAAAGGAG